GGGTCGGAGCAGGCGTGATAGTAGCAGCGGGGGCCGGGGGCGCAGGCTCAACCGTAGGCGCAGGCGTGATACCCACTTCACGCGCGGAAGCCTGTGCGAGGCTGGGCACGGCACCGGGAACCACAGGCGCAGGTGCAGCAGCCGTCTCAATCGCAGCCTTGACTGGGGCCACAGCCACTTCGTCAACCGAGGGAGCAGCCGGGACTTCGGGTGCGGGTGCGGGAGCAACCGGTGCAGGGCGCTCTATACCTGCTACGTTATACACAATATCGACCGGGTCGAACTGCTCGCCGCGCGCTGCGCTCTTCGCCATCTGGTTCGCGGCTTGGGTGTACTTGCCCTTCGGCAGGGCTTGAAGCTCAGGTATGTCAATGGCGATGTCCGCCACGACCTGCCGCGCAGCCGAAGTACGCTCCGCCAACGTAGGAGCTTCCATGATCGGCGTAATATCAAACGCAGGCGCGATGGGTGCTAGTGGAGCGACTCCCGCTCCCGTGCCAACAGTAGGAACTGGTACGCTAGGAAGAGGTTCTCCCAGTCGTCCTGCGACAGCCTCTCCAAGGTCTGGGGCACCGGCAACGGGCGGTGCGGTTCCGAGATCAGGAGCAGTGCCTGCGACACCTCCTCCGGGGACATCCACAGCGGTATCAGCATCGGCTGCGACATCGGTTTCTCCTTCGGCTCCGACCACATTAGCTGCGGCCCGTGTGAGCAGGTCTTCTGCACGCTCAGACACCTGAGCGACAGCATCATTTTGGCTGATCTCCGGGTCAGCCTGCATAACCGTGGCAACCTCTTGGGCTGCCAGTCGCTGGAACTCTGCTCGAATAGTTGGGTCTGCTGCGAGGGCCGTGGCTTCGGGAGTACCCCTCCGAAGTGCGGACGCAATTTCTTTTCCGCCCTGCACGGTTGTGCCCACGGCACCACCGCCAATGAGGCCGACAAAACCCGCGTTGAGCAGTTCATTAATGGCTTCGGGACTGGTTAAATCCTTACCCGCAGCTTGGCGTTCCAGCGCCGTCTGGGCCATTTCGACCAGACCTTCTTGCCCCATGGTGGTTACACCTTCGCGGCCCACGCGCTTTAGGGCAGCAGCGACACCGCGCTGTGCTTCGGCACTCGCTTCTCTCGTTAGGCGAGACGTGACAGCGGCACCCGTACCACCGATAAGCTCTAGCGCCATCCCTGCGGCAGTGGCGAAAAATGCGTCCCCCGCATCACCTTTACCCGTCCGCTCCTGTTCTTCGCGGATACCGGTGTAGATTTGCGGAGCCATTGTGGCTCCCAACACAGCCCGACCTGCCGTGGGGCTTCTAGTCGCCAAGGTGGTCGCCCCCGCCAAGGCTGTCGGTGCAGCGCTCTCAAGGAAAGATTCAACCCCGGAGCCAAGTGCTGCACCGATCTCGCCACGCTTGAGCAGACCAACGGCGTCCGGATCAAAGTACCGTTCGCCACCGTAGCCTTCTAGAGTTTCCCCCGCCTCTACGATAGGTCGTGTAACCGGCTGTACATACGGGAGGAGGGCTTTATCCGCCTGTCCGGCAAGTTCGCGGGAACCTGTCTTCTGAGCTATAACTTCAGAGATCAGGTTTCTTGCTTTTTCTGGCCCGAGCGTAGCGGACAGGGAGCTTAGCAGCGGCGATATAGTAGCCGCCGTCGCAGCACTTTCACGTAGCGCGCCTTCGAGGAAAGACGGAATTTGCTCGCCCAGTTTACCCAGACCGCTTAGCCCTCTACCGCCACTCCGCTGGACAAAAGTATCCTCCAAAAAACCTAGGAACCCGCGCTCGTCTTCTGGAGCAGGCGCAGGCGCAGGCGCAGGCGCAGGCGCAGGCGCAGCAGCCACCTTCCCGATAGGTACCCACTGGTTCCCCGCGAGGCCGACGCGCTCACCGGTCTCCGGGTTGGTTGCCGTTTGAGTAATAGGTACCCACTGACCACCGATCAGAGCTACCTTCTCGCCGGTCTCCGGATTAGTGGCCGTCTGGGGCATCAGCTACCTCTGCTGTTAGTCAGGATTATATCCGGGGGGCAGTGGAGGCGTAGCCCCACCAGAAGGTGAGGGCATAGCACCAAGTGAAGCCCGCAGCCCACCAATAAATGCGTTCTTGTCTGGAGCCTTTAGATACTCAGCATAGCGCGAACCGCCCGGAGCGATCATACTCTCAATCATCTGGTTGATTTGGAAGTTGTACCGAGCCGTATCACCACTCTGATTGATACGAGCGACATCACGCTGGCCAGCTACAGACATACCCGTCTGAGTGATCCCAGCAGCCGCATTGACCCGAGCGCGGTAGTCAGCCCGCTCCTCCTTATACCGCTCAAGCCTCTCCTGCTGCTCGCGGCTGAGGCGGGCCTCGTTGAACTGACCATACTGGTTGGTACCTTCGCGGGTGAGGCGGTACATATCGCGGGCCTCAGCGTTGGTAAGCCCCTCGTTCTTCGCAAGCTCGGAAAGGGCACCACGTTCCTCAGCGCGGCGTTCCTTAGCCGCAGCAGCAATACCCGGCAGGGCTTCACCGATACCCGCACTGGCAGCCTGAAGCAGCGAACCCGGAGTGCTAGCCATGCGCGCACCGATCTGGCCAAGGGCCATCCACATATCTTCCTTGCGCCGCGCCTTCTGATCTTCGGGACTCAGCAGCCGGTCGAGGTACTTATTAACCTGCTCCCGGCGCTCGGTTACCTGCGGGGCCAACTCATTAATAGCGTCCTGCATACGGAAGGGGTCCCTGAAGGTACCATAGTACTCATCAGGTCCAACAGGCTCAGGCACCGCTTCCGGCTCTTTTTTACGCTGCCTCTCAACGACAATCCCCTGAGATAAGTCTGGAGCGTTGGGATCAACGACCTCATCTTCATCAACCAAGTCGCCTCTGGCAAAAGCCACAAGGCCACCGCCACGGTAGCCATCACCAAACCCGCCGTTGCTCGGCTCGTCGAACATACCATCAGGTAGTGGGAGGTCGGAGAGACCACCGCCGCCCATGTAGGGCGGTACCATACCACCAGCGGCCATACCCGGTACGGGTTGCTCCGTGGGCATCCCCATAGGAGGCGCAGCAGCAGGAGCAGGCATAGCTGCGGCTTGTGGAGTAGCACCAAGACCAGCAGGAGCACCCTGAGGCATCTGCGGCATCGGAGGCATACCCTGAGGCATCGGGGGCATGGGAGGAGCAAAGACCTGCTGGGCTACGGACTGCTGCGGGGCAGCCTCGGTCTGCGCAGCGGAGCGCATCCGGTCAATGAACATACCCGCCAGTGTGCCAGCAGTGGGGTCGATGACCCCCATCTGCATCGCTTCCGCGATCTTCTGCTTGTTGCCGCCATAGTCCTTGGCGATCTGCTCTGGGGACTGGAGGCTGTAGGGTTTAGTTTCCATTATCGACCCCCTGCGAAGGTATTATAGAGGCTGGCTGCCCCAAGCCCGGTACCAAGAAGCTGCTGCCCGATACCCGGCTGCTGCGCGTAAGTGGAGCGGGTGGACCCGACCTCGACCGGTACGCCGCGAAGCAGGCTGCTGTACTGCTGGAGCATCTCAAGCGGGAAGTCACGCTGGCGCAGGAAGTCCTGATACGCCATGTCCATGTACTGCTGCTGAAGCGCCTGCTGCTGCGCTGCCGTCTGGGTCTGCAAACCAAAGCGGGCTTGGTCGGCCTGAGAGCGAGCCGAACCGATATTGGTGAGCGTCTGACCCATCTGGCCAGCCTGAGCGAGACCCGCGAGACCCTGCTGTGCACCGAACTGACGCGACTGCTCCCGCATACGCTGCCGCTCAAGGTCAGCCTGCTGGTTGGCCCGAAGAGCTTCGAGACCCGTCTGGGCACCCAACTGCTGCGTCTGGAGCGCGGCAGACAAGTTCTGCTGGCCCGTGGTAAGCTGCGCCTGCTGATTGGCCAGCGCCGCCCGCATCGCCTGCTCGGCATTGAGACCCTGCGTCTGAAGCTGCGCCGCGAGGTTCTGGACGTTTGCCTGTGAAGCCGCGTCAAGGTTCGCCAAGGCCAACTGAGCACCGGTCTGAGTGCCAAGCTGCTGCGCCTGCATCTGCGCCTGCTGGTTGGCCTGAAGCCGCGTGACATCCACGCCCTGATTGGCAAGCGCAGCGCGCATTGCCTGCTCTTGGTTCATCCCCTGCGCTTGGAACTGCATCGCTTGGTTGTTGACCCGCGACTGCTGCTCGTTCGACAGGTTCGCCAGTGCCGACTGAAGGCCCGTCTGGGTGCCAAGTTGCTGCTGCCGAAGCGCAGCTTCAAGGTTCTGCTGGCCAGTGGTCATGCCCGCTGCGCGGTCACGCTCGAACTGCTGCTGTGCATTCTCAAACGCGCTCTGCATACCACGTGCGCGGATGTCGCCCATCTGCTGGCCGAGGTTCTTCTCACGCTCCATGGAGGCGAGCAATTGGCGGCTACCGCCAAAGGTGCCCTTACGGGCAGCGTCGAGGTCTTGGGTTACCTGCGCACGGCGAGCATCCGACACAGCGCTACGAAGCTGAGGCTCCAGCGCCTGTTCAAGGAACGGCGACATGTACTGCTGGGCCTGCTCAGACCCGAACATCTGCGGCCCTTCCATACGGAACTGCTCAAGCGGCCCCTGACCGAAGTCGGTCTGGGCAGCCTGCATCATGGGGGCGGAGACTTCTTGCGCGCCCACGTCGCGGGCGTTATCCATCATGAACGCTTGGACCTGCGGACTGAAGCCGGTCTGGGCAGCCTGCATCTCAGGCGAACCATATTGGCCAGCCTGCACCTCTTGTGGCCCATCCATACTGAACTGTTGGAGGTTGGGTAGGCCGATCTGCTGCGCGCCAAACTGGCCCGTGGCGTAGTTGGACGCGTCCAGCGAGCGATGCCCGGCAATAGTGGCCAAACCAGCGGCAGTGCCAAACTCACCCGGGGTCTGCTGGCCGAGGATGTCCTGCTGGAGAGCCTGCTGCTGCGGCGTAAAACCGGCGATGCGCTCCTGCCCGTAGGGTGTGTAGCCCTGACTGAGCAGAGACTGCGAACGCTGCATAAGGTTCTCGAAATACGGACGTGCGTATTCCGGCAGGTTAGTCTGCGTAACCGTCTGCGATTGGGGTTGTTGACTACCGCCCTTAGACATCCTGATCTCCGCCACCCGTTTCGTCTACGGGGATTTCAAATACCTGCCACAGTAGCTGGTAACCGTCATTACGAAAAGCTCGCGCAAGACCCGGACGACCGGAGCCTTCAAGTGCATCACAACCAGCATCGCGCGCCCAGCGGCGCAGCGTAGAGAGCATGGCATCCCGCCATTCAAACCCATCGTCCCCAGCAAGGAAGACCATGTCGAGGCACGTCTTGCGTGGGTAGCGCCAGAAGCGCGTTACGGTGATCCCGGTGATCGCCCCATCTTCGGCAATCACAACCCATAGGTGGGCATCACCGTTGAGCACAGCCTCTAAGATGTCCTCGGGTTCGTAGCGCCCAAAGGTATACGCAGCCGCATTAGCCATATGCGGAAACACCTGCGGCCATAGGCCGTCGATAAGCTCAGGGGGGACGAGGCTGACTTCCATTAGGCCAGACCCTTCCGCAGCTTGGTATCCTTACCACGCTCAGATTTCTTCCGGGCCTTGTGGGCCTTCTCCATGAGCGCGTAGAGCTTTTCAGCACCGCGCTTGGGGTTACCCTTACCGACACGGCGCACCGCCTCCGGCTGGAAGATCACTTCATCCCGCGCTACGCGCGCAGGCTGGTCACGACCAATACGGGCGCGAACGGAGTCGCTGACGCCGTCGCCGGGGCCGCGCACAGGGCTACCACCCATACGGGCGAGTGCTTCAATACCAGCGTTGCTGCTACCGTTACCGATCTCCGACACCGTACGCGCGTCGATCACAAACGCACCGTCAGCCAGTTTGATTTCGCCGCCTTCGGCAAAGCCCTCTTCTTCCTCTTGGGGACCCATGAACGGGGTGCCAACCAACGAATACATCGGTCGGCCCTTCTTAGCTTTGGGGTTGAGGACGTTCTGGTAGATCATGGTGCCCGGCGCAGTGGTCGTACCCGGCTGCACAACCTGACCCTGCATGTTGTAGATTTCCGGCGTATCAACGGCGAAGTAGTCGCGCTCCTTGGACGAACCAAGAATATCCGCTGTATCGGCGGCGAACTGCGCTTCGCGCCGCTGCGAGGTGTACGGACCCTGATACGAGTTGTCGATCTGACCGCCAGCAGTCTTGAAGCCGGGGGTTGTCGCTTCGGAAATACCGCTGAGGACACCGAGGCCCGCCATCGGGACGGCTGCCTTAGCAGCCAACCCAGTCATATTACCCTTGGCCGTCTGAGCAAATCCTTGGCCAAAGCGAGAGAGGACGCCGGGGGCTTGTGTGCCAGCCGCCGGGGCGGGGAGGGTAGCCTGTAGGGCGTCCAGCGGCATAGGGCCACCTCCGGCGGGGACAGTAAAGGCCGGTCCTGAGGGGGCAATCGGCGGAGTAGTACCGCCGGGAGGGATAACGCCACCCGGAGGGGGGACTGCGGTCTTGGCCAAAGCCCCTTGGACACCACCAGCAAGCGAAGCGCCGCCGAATGCACCGAGGCCAGCCATCAGACCTTTCTGGAGGTTGCCGGTAAGCGCAGTGCTGGCCGCGCCAGTCATGAGGCCAGCCTGTGCAGCGGTGCTAAGCCCCTTAATTGCAAGGCCAGAACCCGGCAGGACGAAGTTCAACCCAATACCCGCGATCATGGGTAGCAGCTTCTTGAGGAAGCCTGCTTCAGGGAGGCCCGTCTGGGGGTTGATGGTAAGCGAACCGCCTGCGGCCATGGCCAGCCCTTGGAGGCTGTTGACCTCGTCGGGGGTCATGTGGACGAGCACGCTATCATCATCGCGGCCCATGCTCTGAAGCTGCTGGGCCATGGGGTTGGCTAGAACCGAGAGACCGCCCTGCGCAGGCAGGCCACCAGACATACCCGGAACCTGCTGACCAAGCACGGGAGGGTTACCCATCGGGGTCTGACCAGCCCCTACCGGGGTATATGTCGGCGGAGTAGCCTGCATGTCCATTGCGAAATCCTACCTTGTGGCTACGCTTATAGCGCCAAGTTGTCCAAAACCAAAGCCTCTGCGCACGTCAAACTGCCTTCGACACAAAAAACGCCTCGACAATAGCCGAAGGGGTAGCGGGAATAGCGGGTGTTGTGCCCGGAACGGCAGTCACTGCGGGGAGATGTTCCATAACTACAGACGTATCTGAGACGTGCCACATGACTTCGACCCAAACACCATCAGCTTCAGCATACCCACTGAAGGGTGTAACCGCGATAAGGTAAGAAGAATCGCCCGTGGATTTGCGCGGGGGGATCGTAAACTTACTGTTCGAGTTAGGCACATCAGTAGTTGTCGTGCCGTTGTTGTACCGCAGCCAGATATCCACCGACTGCGCATCGTTGGTCGGGTTCTTAAACGACAGGCTGTATATAAACATGTACATACCCGGAGACGCGAAAGTAATCCGTGTGTTGTTTACACCGGTAATAGTGATGCCGTCTGTGAAAGACGTAATCTCCAATCGCACTGCATAGGCTTGGTCGATAGCTGCCGCTGTCTGATCCACGTTACTCAAGAACTGGTTATGCGGCATGGTTAGACCGATGCCACTCCCATAGAAAAAGTCAGCCGTGTACTGCTGCGCGTTGTTCGCGGCGCGGGAGTCAAGCTGCGAGAAGTAGGTTTCCAGAACGCGGATCACCTGCCGCATGTACTGCGGGTCGTACTGTGACGGGGGGTTGGGGAGTGGTGCTGCCCGGAACTTGTCGAGAGCCATTAGCGCCTCCCGTCAGGGCGCGCATCGAGACGAGGTGCACCAAGCTGCCACTGGACCCCGAGGTTCTGCGATCTGATCTTGAACGCCATCTGGCGGGCGCGGGCGCGCAGGAAGACCTGATCGGTGTAGACCCCCACTGGAGTCTCGATAACCCGCTGCGTATCAGCCGGATCGGCGCTGAACGCACTGCCGGGGAAGTTGCGCGGGCGCACCTGTAGAGTGACCTCAGGGGACATAGCGGTCGAACCCTCGAACCCGACGTCGGGCAGGATACGGCGCGTCAGCATGAACTGGTCGCCATCATCGAGATCAAAGTCCGACGACTGGATGTAGCTGTCCATAGGCAGCACATCGTCATCGAGGCCGTCCTCGTGGTTATAGAGGAAGCCGGGGCCAGTGGTGACGGTGCTTCCGCTGACCGAGATCGTAGTGTTAGCAGCCTGCGGGTACTGCCGCAGCGGCGTGTCGAGCCAAGCCGTGCGGTCAATGGTGCCGTAGTACCAGATGCGCTCTAGGTGGTTATAGACCACGTAGGCGTTGTTATAGTCACTGTCGGCAGTCGGGTAGAACCACCACACCTCGTTCCACTGCTCGTTGGTGCCGCAGACGATCTGGTCAGCTTGGTTGTAGTTGAGGTTCTTGAAGACGTGGTTGCGCAGCGTGCAGGGGAGCGTCTCGACGCGGCCCGTGTAGGCGTAGAACTTGTCCTGCCCCATCCAGTAGGTGATGTTGGCAGCCGACGCCACCGCACGAGAGGACGCAATCGAGATATTGTCCGCATACTCCTGAAGCCCGAAGACGTCAGTCGTGCCGAGGAACTGCAAGGTGTAGAGGTTGGTGTCGGTCCAGACGAGGATTTCCTGACGAGTCGGCAGAGCGCGCACGATGCGCGAGCCGCGCGAAACCCGAAGGTCGCCAGCAGTATTGGTCTGGGTCGGGGTCCAGTCGCCCGGAGTGTCTTGGTCGGCCCAGCGGATCAGAAGTGGGTCAAAGTCAGCGGGGTTGGTGGAGCCGAACGGTACCGCGCCGAACGCTACAAGGTGCTTGTCCTGCTGTGATACCAGCAACTGCATGACTTTGATCGGCACCGCACTGGCAGAGTAGCCTTCTCCGGTCGCGTAATCTTGCAGGGTGATAGCGTGCGTCCCCAGTGAGCTTCGGGGGTCGTCTGTCAGCCCACGAACCCACCAGTAGGGTGCGCCGTTGCGGATGTTCATTACGAGGTCGTTGTCGAAGTTGTCGAACCACCAGTCACGTTGAGGGAGGTTAATCCCCCCGGAAGTGGTACCGAGACCCCATGCGTCACGTCCCCACGCACCCGCACCCCAGCCAAGACCCGCTACGGTGATGGCGTTGCCCGGCTCGATTTCAACCCGCACCGTAAAGCCGACGCCGCTGACCGAAGTGGTCGAAGACGCAGGGGTAGCAACGGTGAACCTGAAGCTATTCGCTCCGAGCTTAGTGACCGTGTGGACTGCGTTCAGTTCAGTAATGGGGATGCCACCAAGCGGCGAGACAAAGCCCGCTACAAGGACAGGCTCCCCAGTCACCACCCATGAGGGAAGCGCGGTGGTTGTGGTCACCGTGACATCAGCCGAGCCGTTGGTCACCGCAAAGGTGTTAGACCCTGCGAGCGCTTCACCGAACGGAGTGATGTTGTAGTAGTTACCGCCCTCCTCGATATACACCTTGGTGTCGGTGCCGAGCGCGAGGAAGTTGTCGTTGAACGAGGTGATCCAGTTCCACATCTGGCGGCATACACCCGCGAAGGGAGTAGGCGTTGCCTTGACCCAGCCCCCCAGCTTCTCAGGGTAACCTGAGCGGAACCTGATCTTGTCGCACTCGTACCAGCCACCCTCGTTCGAGTAGTCGGTCTGGTCGCGGTTAACGCCGGGTTTGAACTGGAGTTTGATGAAGGCCATAGGTTAGGTGTCCACCAGCGCCTGAAGGGTAATGCTCGCGGTTGCGACGATGTTGGTGCCACCCGAGTTTGTGGAAATCGCCAGCGTGCCCGAGGCGGAACTAAACCCGACCCCCGTCTGGCTAACAAACCAAGCCGCATTAGTGGTGAGGGCCACCCAGACACCGGTCGTAGTGCCGCTAAAAGTACCACTGCTCGGGGTTAGCCGCACAAAATGTGTCGAGGCGGTCGCGGTGGGGGTAAGCCAGTTGTAACTGTCCAACACCCCCGAATTAAACGTACCAACATCCAGAACGCCGTCCGAACCGACAGTAAGGGTAGTCCGCGCGTCCAGCGGAGCGAGCGCAAAATCAGAATAGGTGCCGCTGTCAAGGCGGTACACGATTTTGCTGGTGCCGTAGAAGTTGCGGATGCTGATCGGGTTGCCTATCGAAGGCACGGCTCCGAAAGTACCAGTCGTACCCGCAGGGACGTTCGCCCCGCCAGCGTAATACTCGCTCAGCGAGATGGGGTTGGTACCGCCAAACTCGGTCTGGATGTCGTTGAGCGAAAGGGGTCCGCTGGAAGGAAGAGGCATCAGATGCTCCCGTAGGCAGTGACGTTGTTCTTAGCAGTGAAGTTACCGGTGCTGTCCAGCACGGCGATGGTGGTGCCGTTATACTGGAAGAGCAGGTTGGTGCCCGACTGCACAACCGAGAAGTTTGCCGCCACGAGATTGGCTGCGTTTGTGGCGTTCGTCGCGGAGGTAGCCGAGGTAGCCGTGGCAGCGTTGCCGGAAATGCTGATCGCATACGTGCCTGCGGCGAGGCTGTTAACCGTACCGCTCAGCGTCAGGTTGCCCGAGGAGGTCACTGTGCCGGACAAGGTCAGGCCGGAAGCCGTGCCGGTGCCGCTGACCGAAGTGACCGTACCTACGTTGCTGGTGTAGCCGTTGGGGTTCGAGGCCGGGTACGCGCCGAGGTTGGTCAGTGCCTGCCCTGCTGTAGTAGCGTTAGTGCCGCCGTTGGCGATGGGGAGCGTACCTGTGACCTGCGTGGTCAGGCTGACGCCAGACAGCGTGCCACCAAGAGTGAGGTTGCCCGACGAAGTGACTGTGCCTGTCAGGGTGAGACCGTTGACCGTGCCGGTGCCTGAGACTGAGGTGACGGTGCCCGTGCCCACGCCGATTGCCGTTCGGAAGTCCGCTGCGCTCAGCGCGCTCACCGTATTGTCGGCGTTGAAGCGTGGGAAGGTCACCGCACCGGGGTTGGTGATGGTGAAAATGTTGCCGCCCAAAGTGGAAGCGCCAAGATTGGTGCGCGCGCCCGCAGCATCGGAAGCGCCCGTGCCGCCATCGACGACCGCGAGGTCTGTCGTCAGGGTTAGCGAATTAGCCCGTGCCGCGCCGTTTACGTCCAAGAGCGCGGTGGGCGAAGCCGTGCCGATCCCGACGTTGCCGCTGGCGTTGATGCGCATACGTTCGACGCTGTTGGTAACAAAACGCTGTGATGCGGAGCCAAGACTTTCGTAGGTTAGGAGGCTGCCAGCCTCATGTTTAATTTGCAAGGTTGAGTTCACTGCGTCAGTGAGGAACAGAGACGTTCCCCCAGACGGGCCGGTAATAGCAACTCTATTCGCACCCGGTGCGTTCGTACCGATCCCGATGTTGCCGCTGGCGTCGATGCGCATACGTTCGGAGCCGCCCGCGTAGAACTCCATGCCGTGGGCGTTGAAACCGGAGGAAACACCGCGAAGCGCGATACCGGCACCGCCAGTGTTGAAGGTAGTCCCGCCCGACAAAGACAGACCGGAGTTGTCAAAACGCTGGAACAGGCCAACAGAGCGGATGTTACCCGCAACCTCCAAAGGCACCGCAGGGCTGGTCGTCCCGATCCCCAAACGGTCGTTGGTGTTATCCCAGAACAGATTGGCGTTGTCCTGCGAATACACGCCTGATGCGCCCGCGAACACAACGGAGCCAGCGGTAAGAGCGGTCGTCGTGCCGGTGCCACCGGACGCAACTGGGAGAGCAGAGCCGAGCGTGACTGACGACAGGTGGGTGGTGACGTCCACCACGTCAGTGCCGTTATTATAGACCCACATGGTCTTACCAGCAGGGACCGTAATCCCGGTGCCCGCAGCGGTCTTGACGAGGATCGAATCCGCGCAGTCGTTGGCGACGATGTACGGCTTCTCGATGCTGGGGACCACGAGATTGCGGGTCGAGCCACCGGTCGTGCCAGTGCAGCGCAGGCGCAGATTACGCGCCGTCTGTGAGGCGTTGGTGTTCGACAGGGTGAGGGTGACGTTCGCGCTGGCAAAGGTGACGTCTGCCGACCCGACGATGGCTTCCTCAATCGCCGTGCCCAAGTTGATGTTGGTGACGTCACCCCACGTGGTGCTGTTCTCACCCGTGGCCATCAACTGGATTTTGATGTTGCTGTATGTGCTTGCCATGTCCGTCCCTTACGTCGGTATCTGTACCCAGACGACAGTGTTCCCGTCGTTCACCTGAACCCAATCGCCTGTCTGGGTATCGTTGACGTTCACCCAACCCGGACTTTGGCTATCGTTAATCGCGGTCCAACTACCCGCCTGAGAATCATCAATCGGCCCCCAATCAGCGTTCTGGTTGTCGTTAATGACACTCCAGATGAGCGGCGTGGTGACCCTTCCGACCGCTTGTACACCAACCAGAAGAACTTTGGAACCGCCTACGACCGTAGGCGCAGTGACCGCTCCAGTGGCCTCTACGCCTGTGACCGGCACGTCCTTCGGGATGCGAACGATGACGCTATCAAGCTGGATCGAGGCGTTGACGCCAGTGACCACAACCAGCGCATTTGCAGGGACAGCCACCGTACCGACTGCACCTTGGGCCTCTACACCTGTGGTGACGGCGTTAGTGTTCGCCTGAACTGCGACAGTGCCGACCTCGCCAGTGGCTTCCACCCCGGTGACAGAGAAGTTGGCTATGCCGGTGACGACCGGAGTGCCAGTGAGGCCGTCGGCCTGTACGCCCGTGAGGAGTACGCTGACAATCGACCGCGCATCAGCCGTGCCGATCTCGCCAGTCGCGGAGACGCCGGTCGGGAATACGCCGACACCCAGCGAAAGAGCTACGGTGCCGATCTCACCTGTAGCCTCTACACCAGTAACAGTGGTGTTCGAGATGCCGGTCGCGTTGAGCGTGCCGGTCTGGCCAGAGGCTTCGACACCAGTGAGGACGACATTATTCTTGGCGGCGATAGCGACGGTGCCGATCTCACCGTTCGCCGGGTCTTCAAAGACGGGGACCGAGATGCTGCCGCCAGCAGCAACGCCCACACCATCGTCGATGGCTTCAGCAGACACACCCGTCAGTTCGATTAGAACCCGGTTGGTCTCTTTAATGTCCGCAAAGGCGGAGGAAGCGAAAGGAGAGAAACCGAACATCAGTGACCCTCCTTCCGGTTAGGGGTTATACTAGCAGATTACGAACCGCCAAGGAACTGCGACAGCGTACCAGCGATAACGGCGATACCAGCGAGGATAGCGGCGGCTTTGGCCTTCCAGCCCTTCGCGGGCGCAGCCTCTTCCAAGGGGACGATTTTGCGGGCGGCGTGCTCGGCCAGCTTGTCCTTGGCGATGCCGCCGATGATCTTCTTCAGGTTCATGGTATTCTCCTTAGAGCCAAGTCGCGTACTTCTTGGTCTTTGCATTGCGGTCAGCGAGGCCATGAGTGCCCCCGTTGATCCGCTTAGTCAGCGCGAGGATCGCACTGTCTGTGATGCCCTGATCGCAGATCGACCAGAGCTTGTTACGGTCGAAGAACCATAGGGCGCTCTCAATCGCCAGTTCCCCAGCCACCAGATCAGGGTTGTCCATGATGTCGGGGCGGTTGATGTATTCTGACAGGGCTTTGTAGTTGTCGTGCCCGGTGAGTTGAAGGAAGCCGCGACCGCGGAACTTCCAACCGTCCCCACTGCTCTCAGGGCCATTGCCCATACGATTGGCGTAGACACGGTTGGCGATAGCCTGCGGCTTGCGAGCATACTGCGCAGCCAGAGCATCGGTCGGGAAGTACTTGCGGAAGATGCCCCGCAGCCCCTGCGCGCTGTAGTTGAGGTTCTCGCTGGTGGCCCGCCAGTTGCCGCTCTCGTGAGCGCACTGGGCGAAGAAGTGGGCACCACGGTTGCGGTTCAGCTTGTAGTGGGCACAGGCGGCTCTGAGCGTGCCGGGACCGAAAGCCCCGTCAGCCGTGACCCCGATTTTCTTTTGGAGGTTTACGAGGCTCACTTGTCCTTTTCCTTATTCCATAGCTCGAAGAGCGTCTTGATCTTCTCCTCCGCCACGCCGAGGCGCACGTCCATCTTGGCAAGGATAATCGTCAGGGAGATGAACGCCAGAACGACCGGCCAGAGTTGACCGATCAGTTCGACGGTGGAGAGTTCGCCAGCCACTTACCGGTCCGGATTGCGCCAGTCGGGGAAGTCGTTTTCATCGACCACGCCGTCACCGTTCGCGTCATACCGCAGGTCATTGCGGTACTTTTCCCAAGGCTCCAAGTCGCCATCGTCCTCGGGGGTGTCGATGAAGACCGTGCCGTTCGGATCGTCGTAGGTCTTGGGCGCTTCGGGTTCCGGCTCCGGTGCGGGTGCTTCGGGTTCCGGTTGCGCATCGCGCGCATTGGCGTTGAGGCTCAAACCACCCAGCAGGCCGACAAAGGCACCGATAATGGTCTGAAAGGCAGGGTTGACCATGTCGAGGATAGCCGCGCTATCGACGATATGATTGGGTAGGAAGAGGCCGACAACGAGCGCCGCCACGACCACGAGGATCACAGCGGACAGCGTGACGATAGCCACACGGATCACGAACTCGACGGTGTCGTTGACACCCTCGCGCTGGCTTTCAAAACGATCCCAAAAACTCATTGTCGGCCCTTCTTATTACGCAGCTTCTGCTTCAGTGGGTTTTTCCGGCTCCGCCTGAGCTTCAGCCTGCGCACGGATGCGCTGCATCAGCGGCCACGCGCCAGAGGCGGTCGGAAGTTGGCCGAGGACAGTCAGGATGTCGTTCACGGCTTCGATTTCGAGTTCGAGCTTAATCATAAATACTCCTTAAGGCGCTGGTGCCCACGGAAGGGGCGGGGTAACAACAGGGGGGTTAATCTGGTTTTCGATCTGCTGGGCGACGTTGGCCTCAAGCGCGGCGACCTGCTCCGGTCCCATGGCAGCCTGCACCCACCCGATGACCTGCGCTTCGGTCAGATCGGCGTAGGGAGTGAACGGCGCGTCGGGGTCGATGCTTACGCCCTGCGTGCCGTAGGCGTAGCCTTGGTAGGTCTGGTCGATGCCAGCGAGGGTCCAGTGGACGTTGAAGACCACATCGGTCTCGCCGTCTTCTTCGGGGTATGCGTCCATCTGCACGACGGACCAAGTGTAGGTGACTGCCATGTTACTTTCCTTCCAGTTCCGCCACGCGGGCAGTGAGTTCCTTAACTGCTTCGATCAATACACCGACGATGTTGCCATAGGCAACCGAGAGCGTGTCGTCGTCTCCGACGCCCTGCTGAACCACTTCCGGCAGCACTTCGAGCATCTCCTGCGCGATGACGCCGACGCCCTTCGTGTTGTTGTCCGTCCGGGTGAAACGCACGCCGCGCATCTTCGAGACGAGGTCAAGTGCGCCGCCGATGGTCTCGACGTCCTTCTTGATCCGCGCGTCCGAGTAGGCCGTGACGTTGCCCAGCATGGTGAGGTTGCCGCTGGCGTCCATCTGGAAGCAGTTGCTGCTGGCCGACCACCCACCGATACGGAAGACCGCATCAGTGCCAAGGCCCATGTTGATGGCGAAGACACCTATACGGTGGAAGGACATGGACGCAGCGTTGCTGCCATCACCGCGCACGGAGAACGAGCCGGTGTCGTTGTTGGTGTTGACGTTCGATCCGCTGGTTTGCCGTCCGACGAGGAGGCTGCCGTTCATTATCATCGTGCCGTCGGACTGGAAAAACGCGCGCGTGGCGTTGTTCGTCTGGATGTACAACGGAGCCGCGTCTTGCGTGGTAATGTACATATCCCCGGTGCCCCGGTGGATAAGCTGCGAGATGGCGTTCGGACCACCATTCCCACGGATCAGACGTAGGCCGTAATCGGTGTAGGTAGTATCACCGATCAGGTCGAGGTAGGCGAAGTTGCTGCCCGTGCGGCCCGTACCGATCTCAAGCCGGTTGTCGAGGTTCTGACCTGCACCGAGAGCGATTGCGTTGGGTCCGTTCCACACGCCTGCGGTGTCGATACTAAATCGTGCGGTACCTGCCGTCTCATCGAAGATGGTATAGGCAGTACCGGTGCCACACCCGATCAACCACGAACGGCTGGGGTTAACTTGGCGTATCCAGTTGTCGGCAGCATTAATGCAGACCGTGCGGCCACCGGAGGACGTGCCGACGAGAAGCTGACCGCTGTTGTTGAGCCGCATACGTTCGGTGCCGCCGATGGCGAAGAGCATGTCGCCGCCCGACGCACTGTTGATGCGCATGTTACTGGAGCCGGTAGTACCGATCCCAAAGAACGGCCCGCCCGTGCCGATGCGGATGCCAAGCTCGGTAGCGGAGGCACTGTAGATGAGGTGCTGGTCGCCGCTAACCACAAGCGCCTGTGTCCGGGTGTTACCCGTACCCGTGTCCAACCGCTCGCTGGGGCTGCTGGTGCCGATCCCGACGTTGCCTCCGGCAAAGAAGTACGAGGAGGCACCGAACTCCATTGGTGTGATGGCGCTGTTCGCGGAGTTCACCGCGTAGATCGAGCCGCCAGTTGCGTAGTTGATAGGGCCACGGAACAGCAGGGTGTTATTCGCCCCCGCGACAACGTGTAGCAGCCCTTGGGGGGCGCTCGTCCCGATCCCGACGTTGCCGCCTGCTTCGTTGAGCGTGATGTTGTAGGCCACCGCGCTGTCGCTACGTTGGGCTTGGAGCCACACATGGCCGGTTGACCCGTTTGTCCCAATACCTAGGCCGTAGCTAGGATCGTTGTTGCTGAAGAAGGCGGGGTAATTTGTGACGTTGCCCAGAACGGGAGCGTCAATTCGACCCCCAGCAGACACGCGAAGCCTCGCAGTCCCTACGGTGGTGCCAAGGCTGAGATTGCCGCTGGCGTCGATGCGCATCCGCTCGTTGCTACCATTGGTAGAGAAGGCCAAGGTATTTGCGGTGCCGGTTCCACCAATAGCCCAGTATAGGTTGCCGGACCCATCGTAGGACTGCACTTGGTTGAAGTTGGGGAATGAAGTCCCCTGCAACACCATGTATGCCGCGTTACCCGCGCGGTTGGCGATGATGTTATCCGCCCCTGCGCCAGAGCGAACGTCCAGCCGCGCGCTGGGTGCGGAGGTGCCGATACCTACCAAACCTGCGTTGTCGATGCGCATACGTTCGGTGTTGTTGGTTAGGAACTGAAACGCGCCAGTGCCCGTGGTGCCGACAGCCATGCCGCCGTTGCCGACCTTGTAGAACCGAGCCAAGCCACCCGAGTTGTCGATCAGGATCGGCCCGTTGCCAGTAGCGTCCGAGAGTTGGATTTCAGCGCCGTTCTCGTTGTAGAGGAACTGGTGGGTACTGGAGACGCCGCCGACGTTGAGCGTTGTGGAGCCGTCGATGGAAATGCGCATACGCTCGGTACGGGCGTTGTTGGCTCCGGTGTTAACGGCAAAAGCCGCACCAGCTACGACGGTCTGAAAAGCGCCAGAGCCGACGAAATAGAAAACCGAACCCGTGCCGGGATCACTGCCCCCCGCGCTAGTGCGAATTGTACCACCCACATCAAGAGTACTGCCCGGTGCGCTCGTCCCGATCCCAACGTTGCCCGCGTTGAGGATGGTTAGGGCTTCCACGCCAGCCGTTTTGTTGCGGATGTAGGCACGGTTCGCCGCCGAGGCCAAAACCCAATCGTTGCCGGGGCCGCTCCATTGGATGGCAAACTCACTGCTGGCCGAGTTTACAGTCAACCGCTCCGCAGGGCTGCTCGTCCCGATCCCGAGGCTACCCGCGCTGTCGATGCGCATACGTTCGGTGCGCGATGTCGCACCCGTCGCCGTGGTGGCAAAAGTAATATTCGTGCCGTTGGCGGTAGAGCTAAAGTTTTCCGCCGCGACGATAGCGACAGCACCTACGTTACCGCTGAAAGCCCCCGCAGACGTGTATCCACGCCCAAGCACTGAAGTGAGCGTGTCCCCGCTCAATATGCCGGATGGCGAGCTTTGGGAGCCGCGAGCCTTGCGGCCAATGAAACTACCACCGACCCCGCTGCCGACATAAGTCGAAGCAAAAATGCTAGCGTCGGTGCTGCTTGACGTTTCGAGGATAGCACTGGGGCTGGTGGTCCCGATCCCGACGTTGTTACTCTCGTCGTAGTTGACCGACTTGTCCGAAGGGTAAGTGACGAAGACGTCCTTGGTACCCGCAGCGAAGTCCACCAGAGCGTTAGCGTTGCTCGACTCCAGCACCGTGTTGCGGGCGAGGGTCGGTCCAGTGGACGAGTAGGTGCCAATGCCGACTTCCCACTGGGAGCCAGCATTGATCGTGTAGTAGGTGGTGTTGCCGTTCCCGATTACCGAGAAGTTCTGATACCCCGTCGGTGCGGTCCCGCTGAGCGTGACCGTGCCAGTACCAGTCGTAGTGGTGGTGTCGCGGACACGATCAGCGAGGATAAGGGGCATTAGGCGATCCGGATAATAGCGGTGGTGTTCGTTGCCGTCGGGAAGATGATGGTGAAGTCACCGTCCGTCGAGGTCTTGTCCGACCCGAAGTCCAGCGAGCACACAGCCGCATTGGTCAGCGTGGTGTTGGCGTTCGAGTTGGCCGACGGGGTGGTGTTGTAGATCAACGCACCGCGAGCCGTGATCGTCGCGTTGGCAAAGGTCAGGTCACTGAAGTCAGTGAAGCCGGTGCCGGTCGAAGTGTTGTTGTTCGACGTAACGACCCCGAGGTTGACCAGCGTGCCGCCACCAGCGGTGTAGTTGGTGCCCGACGACGAGACCTCATTCGACGAGGTATACGCCGTGGTGTTCGCGCTCAGGTCAGCCGACGAGGTGTAGAGGGCGAGCTTAAAGGTGTCGCCACCAGTGGCGCGAAAATCGTGCACGGCGAGCATAAGCTCGGCCTTGAAGCTGGTGCACATTGCTTGCGTAATTGCCATTTCGGCCTCCTTATGCGTCGAGGATCGGGATCAACTCCGGATGACCCGCCTGTTTGAACTTGTTTACCAGAGTCACGTTGTGTGACCGCACAGCCTCGTGCATGTAATGGACGAGCACCTGACGGATGCTGTCCTTGAAGGCTTCGGCCTGATCGCGGATAGCCGGGTGAGCGTGGCTACCAACGTAAATGATCTTGTCGAGGGCACGCTCAGCGATCTCCTCAGGCGTGAACCCGCGCCCTTCGGTCGCCATGACCATCACGTTCCCGACGTCACTAAGTCCGTTGAACATCGCTTACCTCACCGGGTAGCGGACTTGGCCGCTACGATACATATCCTGACGGTTCTTGCCGTCGCCAAGCTGCTTGAGCAGACCCATCGCCTCTTCGTACCGCTTCTGATACCCAGCGATGATGTCCTGCTCACCCTTCATGAAGGTGTAGGCTTCCAGCAGCGACCCGTAGAGGAGCGCGCTATCAAAGTTGTCGCCCAACCACGACGTACCCGCAGTCACGATGGACGGTGGGTAGTAGAAGTAGTGAAGCTCAACGGCGTAATCATCATCCGGGGTCGGACCGAGGATGTACGAGTTCTCGTCGAAGTAGGCGTAGCAGTAGGGTAAGCCCTGATCGTTCGGGTTGGGGTACGCCTGCCGGATGAAGTTCACATCCTTGTTGAGCAGGTACTCGTAGTTGCCGTCCCCGTCGATCACGGCCAGCGAGAAGTTAGCGAGCCAGTCGGTGGGCACCGAGAGGTACTTGTTCCCGGAGGTGACGTTACCGGTCACGTTTTTGCGGAGGTCCAGAAGCTGGACCGTATTGAAGATGCGCTGCTCAGCCTGTTGAATGAACGTGTTGATCTGTTCGGTGGACGTAAGCGTCACCGTCCCGGAACCGGTGGAGTCGGTCCACGAGGTGTTGGGGAAGTCGTTTTCGACGTACCCCTTGATCGTCTCAAACAGTTGAGCGTAGTTCATCAGCCCATCTTCTTGCTGTGCCCGGTACCCTTGGTAGCCGCACCCGTGCCACGGGTCTTCTGCGTCTGGGTGTTGGCAACCTTGTTCGGGTAGCCGTTGTTACCAAGGTCGGCCTGTGTGTAGACCTTCGGCTTGTTGACGACCTTCATCTCACTTACCCCGCGAAGATTTTTTCTGGTTGGCGATCTTCGCCAGATTGCGACCCATGGCCAGCATCTGGGCGTTGGTCTTGCCGCCCTTGGCGAGCTTGGTCGGCTTCTTGCCCGGGTGCATGTTCTTCTCATGCTTGTGGACGGCCTTGCTGACCATGGCCTTGTCCTGCTTCATGTCTTTCTTGTCCATCGTCAGTTCTCCGTCTGCACAGTTACAGCACCTACGCTACCTCGTGCTAATAGCGTATTTGGAAGGCCAGATAAACCCAAAGGATCGTTTAGGCCGACAGGGTTCCAGCCCCACTGGATTACGCGGCTACCGCCCGACGGCGTACCGGAGTCTAGCACGTTGTCATTGGGCACTTCACCTTGGGTCTCGATCCGCAGACCAGTCAGACCGCCTTGGAAATATGTCGTGTCCGGACGCGGGTTGCGCAGCGCCTGCGGGTCATCGACCGGGTACATACCAAGCTGAAGCTGCGGCTGATCTGGTTCCCAGCAGGTGGGGCACACGAGGATGTTGACGTTCTTCGTCTTGATGACGAGACGCCGAAGCTGCTTGAGCTTGTAGCGGAAGCCGCAGCGGTCGCACTGCGAGATCGCAAATTTACCAGAGGCGAACCTGTTTGGCACGGTACCTCCTAGTAGAACATCTGGCGCGGTGCGATGCGCAGCGCAGCCTTCTCGCGGTCCTCATCGGCAGCCTGCTGCCACAGTTCTTCGTACTCCATCTTGAGCATCTGCGAGCGCTCAAGGGCACCGGGCACCTTCTTGGACAGGTGGTAGGCAAGGCCAGCCACCATGCACGGCAGGAAGCGGAACGGGATGTCCTGCGTCGTGACGCCGTTGCCCGCGTCCTGAATACGCCGGAGCCGCCAGTAGACGAAGGTGTAGTAGTCGCTCTGCTCAGGGGCAGGCCACACGTTGATCTGGGGGTAGGCCACACCAGTCACCGGCTCGGTCGCGCCTGACTGACGGTTGATCCACACCTGAATGGGGCGACCCTGAGCGTTCTTGTTCGGGATCGTCGAGTAGGTATCGACGCTGATCCGCGTGATGTTGATGTCGGTCTGGCCCTGACCCGTCTGGGTCCGGATCACGTGGTCGAGCAGGTCAATCGTGTCCACCGGCAGGTCATAGACGATCTGCCCTTGGTTCATTGCGATCTGCCCCTCCTCGATGGTCCAGAGGTTGATACCCCGGTTGGCCCACTCGATGGTAAGCAGATTGAGGCTGCGCCGCGCCGTGCGGAAGTCATAGCCGGTCCGAAGCTCGGCACCGCAACGCTCGAACGCCTCCTCAACGAGTTCGTTCAGATTGAGGTTGAATACGGTGTTGCCGCTCGTCGTCATTTCTTCTTCCTCCGAGCCGCCTCTACACGCTTAGGCTTTCCAGCGGGCTGCCCCAACTGCTTCTTCTGGGTGATGCGTTTACGCTTCTCCGACGCGGTCATTTCCGATGACGTCTTGGGTGTCTTATCAGATATACGCTTGGTCGGTCTACAGTAAGGAGTGCCGCGCTTCTCACCTTCTTGACGCCCACAGGCTTTACCCGTGCGGACGTCCTTCCAGTCCTCTTGGAACCAGCGCTTGAGGGCAGCACCTTTCTCTGTTTTACGAACGGCCACTCTTGTTACCCCAGTTCTTAGCGCCGACTTTGCGGCACTTGGCGATAGCGCCCGAGGCATAGGCGGAAGGGAAGACCTTGTAGCGTGCCTTAACCTTTGAGTAGCACGCGTCCTTGGTAGAGCCGCCCTTAGCCAGCCCCTTCCGAACCTTACCCATGCCTCGGCACTTCATCATGCTACTTACCCTTCTTGAAGCCCTTCAGCATCTGCGCGAACCGCGCACGCTGGCCGAGCTTGCCGGGTGCCTTAGCGGCCTTGGCTAGTTTTCCTGCTGGGATTTTCTTTCCCTCAGGAGTGCCAAGCTGCGCACGGAGTGCGCCGGGCTTTTTGATCGCCTTGGAGATGTCGAGCTTTTTCGCCTTACCCCCCTTCGCGTATACCGCAACGTCATTGGGGTTGTCCTTACGCTTGACGATCTTCTTGCCCGGCATCTTCGATGCCCTCATGTCGCCCATACCGCGCGACGGGCGCATTAGCAGGTTTTCCCGCCGCGCTTGTAGCCCGTCTTGCCACCCTTCTTGTAGCCCGGCATGTTCATCATAGCGGGACCGCCCATATCTTCGGCCATCATGCCGCCCATGGCCATCTTGACCATCTTGGCCTTGGTCTTGCCCTTGGTGGCGCAGCCGTCGATGGAGCCGCCCTTGGCGTACTTCTTGACCATCGCACGGCCCATGGTGTCAGCCGACTTCTTGGTCATGGCCTTACCAGCCTTAGTTGCCTTCTTCATAACGCCTCCTTTGGCACGCTTGGGGGTGTTGGCCTCACGGGCCTGTTCACGGTTGGCGCGCTCAATTGCACCGCGCTGAAGCGATTTAGCCGAACGGTTCTCAGGTCCTTCGGCAGCCTTACGGAGCCGCTCAGCCAGATAATTTTGCGAGGGGAGCTTGGCCATAATACTTATCCTTTCCGTAGATCATCGAGTTTGGCTTCGAGGCGTTCGACCGCCTTGTCGAACCGATCACCCAACTGGTTCACGGTTGTATTCATCTCCGCACGGGTCACGTGATCCCGAGCGACCTCTTCACGGGTCTTGTTGAGCAGTATTGTGATCCTGTCCAACTCGTCGAACTTGCCCTTAACCATGAAGCCAAGAACCGCGACGATACCACTGAGAATGACGTTCCATACCATCATTTCCACGTTAACAGTCCCACTTCCTAAGCGACAAAGCCTTACGAGTGGGGCGACCCTTCTCGTCCTTCATCGGGCCGGGCATCCCCGACATCCGCGCACAAAAGCTCTTGCGGCGAGCAGCGGACTTGGGCGACTTCTTCGCCTGTTTCGCGCTCACGGGTGGCTTGAGGTTCATGCCCTGCGCCTTGGCAGAGGCACGCCCCTTGGCATTGAGGCCACCAGCCGGATTTTTCCCGGCCTTACGGGTCCAAGCTGGTGTCTTAGCCATTAGACGAACCGCCCCTTGGTCTTACCCTTGGTGGCGCAGCCGTCAGCACGCTTCGAAGCGGTCGAGCCGCCCTTGGCCATCTTCTTGGCTGGCTTGGCCTTGACCTTGCCGCCCTTTTTCATACCTGCCGACGGCATTCCATGACGACCAATCATCACACGGTTTTCGGGCATTGGCATTAGTCCACGTATCTGGGCAGCAAAACCAGAGAAGTCGGGCATCCGCGTTCCCGAACGCGGCGCTCCCGGACGCGGCGCTCCCGGACGCATCAATGAACCAATCCCACCCCCCGATTGTGTCGCAACCGGCCTCTGCTGAACTGCTTGCTGCGGCTGCCGCGCGCGGGCCAGAGCCGCAACATTACGAGCGCCAATGCCAAAATTAGGGTTCTTCATGCCACATCCTTCACCGAAGGAGCGATCATCGGGTAGAGAACGTCCCTACCGTAATCGCCCATGTATTCCTGCACGCCCATGTGGCCGAGCGAGATCGACGGATCGACCCAGACCTCAAAGCCAATCTCACGGGCGCGGTCGCAGAACAGGTAGTCCTCACCCATGTAACCTTCTTCGGTGAGTTGGAAGTCGAACAGGCACGGGATCATGCGATCCGTCTTCTTGTCGTAGTACTTCCACTCGGGGTGAGCCTCGATCATCTGCTCGAAGACCTCACGGCGCACCAGCATGAAGGCGGTGGCCACGCGCTCAGCGCGGACCAGACCCATCCCGTTCATGGTCAACTCGCCATTCTCGTCGTATTCGAGGTTGGCGATGTAGGTCTTGGTCTCGCTCCGCGTGCGCGGCACCCCAGCGACGATACCCTTCTTGGGGTCGCTACCCCAAGCCATGAGACGCAGGATGTCGTCCGGCTCGAAGTTAATGTCGCTGTCGATGAACATGAGGTAGTCACACGGACTTTCCAGCAAATCCTGCACGAGCAGGTTGCGTGCGCGGGAGACCACCGAGCAGCCGCAGATGCTGCCGATCTGAATGTCGATACCGTGCTGCGGAGCAGCCTGCGCGAAGCGGGCAAGCGACACGGCCAGCTTCAAGGACACCTTGAAGTCGTAGGCCGGGAGAGCAATGAAGATGCTCTTCCCGGCTAGATCATAGCTTTTTTGCGCCTGCATAGGTCACCCGTAGAAGATCGTGGTATGGACACCGGCTTCGAGGAATACCCGAATACCGTTCTCTGCCAAGATACCTTCGCCGGGGATGACAATGGTGAACGAGGTAGCGTTCTGCGAGTCTGCCTGAAGCAGCATCCGAGGCCACACCGTGACGTTCCCACTGGTCGCGCCGCTGTTAGGCACCGTCACGGTGAACGTGTTGGCATCTACTACAGTGACTAGGTACGGGTCGTCCGTGAGGTCCCAGTCGAGGTACGCCCACTGCCCGGTCGAGAGACCGTGGTTGGCAGCGGTGATCGTCGCCGTGGTAGTGGTGCGAGCGTAAGTCCCCGCTACCGAGACGTTATCGACAAACGCCGTGTACCGCGTAGCGGTAACGAGGGGGAAGATAACCGCCCCCTTCAGACGTGTGCGATACCCAACCAGAAGACCGCTGGTAGAGGCATGGATAGATTTGACGTCGTACTGCATACCCATAGGAGGGTCCTCCTACCGAGCTATTACGAGGCAGTCGTTACGGCGATCCAAGTGGTGCCACCGTCCGAGACGTACATGCGGGTCGAAGCCGAGCTACCGTCACTACGCAGGTAGAGCGAACCCTTGGCGGCTGCCACGGTCGGAGCGCCCGAACCGAAATAAACGCCCATGCCAGCGGCGGTGTTGGTGCCGACGAAGGCGGCTGCACCGCCAGCGACAAGTGCCGAGGCACTGCGCGCGGTTACCGTGCCGGTTGCGGCAAGAGAAGTCACCGAGGTAGCGGCACCGAAAGTGCCGGTAACGGTCACAGTGCCGGTGCTCTGGTTGATCGAGATGGTCTGGAAGCCGTTCTCAGAACGAACGGGGCCGTTGAAGGTGGTGTTAGCCATTATCTTTCTCCGTGTAGCAGCACAATCCCACACCGTCTCTGCTACGTCCGCTAGGTCAGTCGGTGCGGGCTAAAACCCTAGGTAAGTAGGTATAGCACCCAAAAGAAAAGAGGGGAAGCAGTTTCCCGCTTCCCCTCCCCCTGTTTCCTTAGGCAGCGCCTTCGGAACCGTACATGCCCAGAGGGTCAGACCAGCCGAAGCTGTAACGCTCACGAGCCTTATAACGGACGTTGCCGGTGTCGAAGTCACCGTCCATGCTGTTCTGCATGGGCGAACGCACGAAGTGCTTGAGGCCGTTCGGCACGTCGGTGGTCAGGAACCACGCGTCGGTGTCGGTCAGGAAGTGGTTAACGGTGTAACCTTCCGGGATCGAGCCGTTCGACTTCAGAGCGTTGATGTCGTTGTCAGCGGTCGCCGTGCGGAGTTCAGTCTCCAACAGGCGGGTCGCAACGAACATCAGGCTCGGCGGGACCACCAGCTTACGCGGCTTCGCCGCGATCAGCAGGCCACGTTCATCCGTCCACGCCGCGATCTGAATGACAGCCGCTTCAAGCGACGTTTCGTTCAGGTCAGCCGGGGTGCTGGGGATGTTCGAGTTGGTGCCACCAGAGACCAGCGGGTGAGCGTTCGAGAACAGCGGCTGTCCGTCGCCACCGGCATAGTCGGTGTCGAAGCCATTGTTCAGGACCGCAGCAGCCTTGGTCTGCTTCGTGTAGGCCATGGCACGAGCCAGAGCCTTGGTGTACCGCGACGACAGCGAGTCGTAGAGGTTATCTTCGATGGCTTCTTCCGTGAGCGAGAACCCGAGGGCAATCGTTTCATGGTTGTAGCGAGCCGTGAAGACTTCCTGCGCGTTGTCGTAAGCGATGGCCGAACCTTCGTTCTTCACCGGCGCAGCCGAGAAGCCCGAGAGCTTGGTTTCTTCTTCGAACGAACGCTCAGAAGTCTCCGTTTCGAAGATTTCCTTGTGCTCTTCGCCGTAGCGAGCATATTCGAGACCGAACAAGGCGTTCAGTCCGGGCAGAAGCTCCTTGAGAAGCTGTGCGCGTGAAATTGCCATGTCTCAGTCTCCTTATGCGAGGCCAGTGGGGTTGAGGTACTGGTGACGGCCCTGATTCCACTTGACGATAACTTCGGTGTAAGAACCGGGGTTACCAGCAATCGCGGTTGCAGGGACAACGTCCACCACGCGGATCGGCCACGTCGAGGTAGTGCCCTCGGTCGAATCAACACCGACCTTCGAGTTACCCGTGATGGTCGAACCGACGTTGTTCGCGCCGTTGGCCAGTTTGACGTTCGAGCCGACAGCAGCCTGAGTCAGGAAGCTGACGGTGTTCGAGTTGGTGCCAGCGCAGACGGCGACCTTGAACAGCGCATCCGGATCGTCGAGGACATAAGCCTGAACGTCGGTGATGTTCGTGGTACCGGGGTAGTACTGGCGGAAGGTCTTACCGAACACCGGATCGGTGTAGGTGCAACCAAGGAAGACGCCAACCGGATTAGCGGTGTCGGTGCCGGTGTCCTTGCCGAGCGTACCACCAGCCAGCAACTGCACGACGTCACCATAGAAGATGGCAGTCGAGGAGTTGGTAGCGATGGGCAGCAGGCGAGTCGAACCAGCAAATACCTGCCCGCCGATCAGATTGATCGGAATAAGCCCATACGGGCTTTCAACAGAAGGGTATGCCATAGTCTAGCTCCTAGCTATTTGCCTTTACCAAACGACGTCGAAGACTTCTTTTCACGGAAAAGAGGCATCCGAGGATCGCTGTCACGCATGAAGTTGTTGTCTACAGAGTCGATCTGAGCGCGGTTCTGGTTGGCGAAATAGTTCCGCCGTTGATCCATAAACTCAGACGGAATTTTGCAGAGCAGCAACCCGCCGATTTCGATGTTGTCCTTAAAACGACTGTTAGGATCGGCTAGAAAGCTGAGCTTCGGCTGCTCTTCAATCCGTACCGGCTCCCATCCCTCGCGGAACTTGGCTGAGACGTTTTTGGCGTCTTGCTGCTCCATCGCAGAGACACGAATCCACCTGTAGGCGTATCCGGGCTGGCGTTCAGGCTCAGGAAGCCCTCCGGCTGGTGCCCACGACTCAGGGCGGCTCATACTCGTGCGATCTTCGTGCTCGCGTGCAACTCTAGTCTCTGCCATTTTCAACGCTCCATCTTCATCAGTTCCCGGGCATATTGCTCGGGGGTTAGACCCAACCGCTTGGCGATTGTGATCTGGGACTGTTTCAGCACAATCTTTTTGGGGGACGTGCTACGCGAAGCTGGCGCGACTACATTGGCAGGTTTCGAGGCGCGTTGAGCCTTCGCAGTGCCTTCGGTCGCTTTATCTTCCCCGAAGTATTCAGGGAAGCGACGGCGCATCGTTGTGTCGATAGCGCCCCAATATTCGTCGGTGCCCACAAACTGCGGACCACGTTCTTTCTCAAGCTTCTGGTGAAGCCCAAGAGCAGATGCCGTCATCTCAGGATCAGTACCCCACCACGTATTGCGCTCTTGCCACGCCATAGTCTTGGAGTCAGGCTGAGGAATCTGGACCTGCTGTTGAGGAAGTTGTACCTCGTCCTCTGCACCTTGTAAAGTAGGACGATAGCCCGCAAGCTGTTGGAGCTTATATTGCGCTTCGCTTAGCTTCTGCTGTGCGTCCAGAACGCGGTCGGTGTCACCTGCTTCATAGGCGTCCTTGTACTCACGTTTGGCCTGCGCAAGCTCGTACTCAGCGGTCTGCTTGAAGCTACCAACCAGCGTCTGCTCACCCTCGGACAGGGTGGACTTGAGGCGGCGGTTCTCTTCGAGGAGGCGCTGTGCAGCGCTCAGGGCTTCGTTCTGCTCACGCTGGTACCGCTCTTTCTCGCGGCGCTCGTCGTGCCAGACCTTCTTCATCTGCTTGAGGCGCAGCTTGACCTTTTCCGAGTACTCTTCGAGTTCATCGGCTTCGAGTTCGTCAACGACCTCCTTCGGCATAGGCTCGCGCCCACGGTCTGCCTCGGGGGTATCGTCTTCAACATCAATTTCAGGCGTGTCGGAAACAGGGGTTTCGTCTTCAACTTCCCACTGGAAGTCATCATCGGGCTTCGTAGCCATCGTCTTCTCCTTTTGTACGGGGAAACGCCCCCGTTAGGCGCGAGAGATGCCTCTCGGGTCTTCCACAACAGCTTCAACCGCATCATCATTGATGATCCGGAACTCACGGCCATGAATCTTGAGCCTCGAACCGGCATGGGGGCGCACGAGGATGAAGTCCCCCTCCTTGCACCATGGGCCGGTCGGGAAGCGCTTCTCGTCCGCGTAGGCGTCAGGGCCGACTTTCAGAACGAACAGCACCGTGGCGAGCAGTTCTTCATGACGAATGGTCTCATCCGCCTTGATGATGCCCCCGGCAGTGGTCTTCTCGATCTCCGGGATACCACAAAGGAGGCGATAGCCCGACGGTTCAGGAAGCTGCCTTGCGCGTTCCTCGATGGGAAGTTCGGAGGCGGCACCCACCTTGGGGAGGGGCTTGCCGGAAAGGTCAATGAGGTCAGTCATCGTCGTTTTCCATGCGTTGTGCGGTCTCAGCGAAGAGGCCGTTTGCGATCATAAGCCCACGGATGATCCCGCAGGCATACTTGTACTCTCCATGATCCTTGGCAGTGCCGCGTGCGAGATCGTCGCTCATGACGGCGATCTCAGCGTTCACTTTCTCGGCTAAGTACTTCAATAGGTCGCTACTCATTCAGGCTCCTCTGGCTGCTGGGTTGGGGAAACAGGGGGTTGTTGTGCATTTTGGAACTGCTCGCGGGCGACCTCAACGCCCATACGAAGTCCTTCCATCTGCTCCTTGGCGGACAGGTTGGCCTGATCCGTTGCCATCTTGGCCCCCACTTGGAGGCCAGCGATTTCTTGCTGAGAGGCGATGCGCTTCTCTTCGATCTCGATCCGGTCGGCCTTATCAGCCGCCTCGATCTGAAGCTTCTGCTTCTTGAGGTCGAGTTCGCCTTGTTTGATCTGAAGCTCCTGCATCTGCATCTGGACGATGGGGTCCTGCTGCATCTGCTGGTTCTGTTGCTGTTGCGCTTCGGCTTGGTTCTTCTGGAGAAGCTGTTGGCCAGCCACAGCAGCCAGACGAGAAATCGCAAGCTCGGTGGCTTCATCCATCTCAGCGTTGGGCGGAGGCAGCGGCACCCCGGCCTGCTCTTCGATCTGTTTGCGATAGGCGAACGCCAAGTGCTCCGCGATGTGGGCCTGCATAGCAGCCATCATAGCCTGTGCGTTGGGGTTCTGGCCCATAAGCTGCGCGACCTTGGGGTCCTGCATAGCAGCCATGTGGACTGCGATATGCGCCTCGTGGTCTTGGTAGATGAACGCCTTCACGGGCTTGCCGTTAATGACATCCATGTTCTCGCTGACCGGGTCACGCGGCTTCATCTCGTCGCCGTCCTTGAGCGGCACGAGCTTCTCGGCGTTCTGGATGCCCAGAACCTCCAACATCTGCCGGTGCAGGTATGGCAAGTCGTAAAGCTGAGGTGCGCCCTGCGCCAACTGAAGGACCGCCTGATACTGGACGATCTTCTGCGCCATGGTGGCAGCGTTGGGGTCACTGACGGGGATGACGTTGACCCGGTCGTAGTCGGACTTCTTGGCCTTACGGTCACCGTCTTCGGGGTCGTAGTTGTACTCTTCCGGCGTATAGTCAGCGATGATGGTCTTGAGGAGCCGGAACTCCTGCTTCATCGAGTAGTGGATGCGGGCCTGCACAGCCGACATGGTCTTGAGCGTGCGCTCAAGGATGGCCAGCGTGGTCCCGACGGGAGCCTGACCCGACATATCACTGACCTGAAGGTCAGCAGCAGAGGCGAAGCGACGGCCTTCCTCCACGATGGTGCCGAGGAGGCTATAAAGGACCTGTGACGGCTCCTTGTACGGCAGCGGCATGATGTTGTCGCGCATCGTGCCCGACGCCACATCGACGTCACGCCACTCGGCAGGGGCGATGGGGGTGTCATCACCCTTGACCCGAAGACCCTTGGTCTTGAAGCCGCCCGGCAGGTTCGACAGCGTACCTGCGTCCACCAACTGACGGATCAGACTGGTGCCCGACTTGGCGAAAGCACCGATGAGGTGGATGAGGCCGAAGGCATAGAAGCCAAAGCCCGGGATGTAGGCGTAGTGGACGAAGTGGTTGCGCTTCTGCTTACGCTCGTCATCCGGGTTCCAGTTGCGCCGGATAGCCAGCACGGTCTGCGTGCCCTTGTCGAGGGTCACCACATAGGGGACAGCAACCTCGGCCTTGGCCTCGTCTTTTGCAAACTTGTCGTCTGGCAGCACCAGATCGACGTGCATCTCAAGCAGTTTGTAGCGGTCGTCGGAAGAGGCTCGGAAGCCCATCTTCTCAGCGATAGCCTTCTCGATCTCATCGAGCGTATCGACTGGCTCAGGCAGATCGACGTCACGGTAGAACCCCGAGGCTTGCAGCTTGTTAAGCTCGTTCGGGGTCTTCCGCATCACATGGGTGACGCGCCCAGCGACTTCCAAGCTGGACGCGCCATAGGGGACGACGACATCCTCAGCCGGAATGTACATCGAAGCCTGACGACCGAGTGACGGATCGTAGTACACCTTCTTGAACGCATTACCTGCGAGGCCCAACCCCCACAGCATACGCTCGTGTTCCGGACGATACTCGACCATCACATCGGTCAACTGGTAATTCATATCCGCCTGCACGCGGGCCGCAGCCTCACGCGTCTCAGGCGTCTCCTTGCCGATGACCTCGGTCCGCACCGGCCCTTGGGCCGGGAAGGTCTCCATCATGGTCTCAGCTTGGAACTTGACGAGAGCTTCGGAGAGGAGCGGGTGGTAGACGCCGCACGCGCCCGGCCACGGCTCAGTCCGGTCTTCGACCTTCATGCCGAGCAGTTCCAACCCGTCTACGTAGGTCTGTATCCAGTCCTTGCGCGACGAGACGTCCTCCTCAAACTCACCAAGCAGGTCACCGGCAAGCTCTGTAAGCTGGCCCTCGTCGAGGTCTTCAGCGAGGTTCTCGTTGAACTCGTCCTCATCGACCGCATCGGGGTCGATCTCGATCTCCATGTCCCCAATGCCGATGCTTACCGACTCGGGGTCCTCGATCTCAATCTCGATATCAGGCTCTTCGCCCATCAGGTCTTCGGGGGACAGACCAAGCGGGGCTTGGTTGAGAGCCTTGTCGATGTCCATTTACTTGGCTTTCTTCTTAGGGGCGGGCTTCTTGACCGGCGGGACCGGCTCTACCGGCGCTACCGCTTCGACCTTTACCGGCTCTTCGGGCACGGCCACCTCGGGCTTGAACTCGACCCACCCAGTGCAACTGGCCTCTTTTACGGCCTCGTCGTGGGGCATACCCCCATCGCGGAGTAGGTTAAACACCCCCCGCTGCACGTCGCTCCACTTAGCCCACTGGGTCTTCCCAATCGGGAATTGTGCCTTCACCTCAGCCATCAGTAGTACCCTCGATTGCGGTTTGACTTGAAATACACGGGATCGTCCTCTGCGTCTAGTTCAGTAGTCACATAGCCGCCTCTACGGAATCTGTGCATCGCCATGGACACGCTATCCACGTAGTCGTCGTGCTCTGAACCCGGGAATGACGCCACTTCGTCGATGACTTCCTCGGCCCAGTGGGTGCCCGGTGCCCACACTCTCCCGCTTGCGAACAGGTCGGATACCGCGTTCAGACGGCTGATCTTGTCGTTACCGCGCGTCGGGGTGAACTCCTGCACTGGGATGCCCATCGCCCTCATCTCGTAGATGAGCGGCGCACCTGATGCCTTCTTTTCGATGATGACGCTATCCGGGTCCCAGTCCCGATACTCCTCGATAGCCGTGCGCTTCAGCGTCGGAAACTCCATGCGGTCCCGGAACGCGTTCAGGAGGATGATGTTGGCCTGTTCGAGGCCGTTATTGTCGGGGTGGTAGAACACACCCCACGTGGTGCAGGCTGAATAGTCGGCACGCTGCGTCTTCTCGAAAGCCGTATCCCACGACTGGAGGATGAACTCGCACTGGGGAGGCGTCTCCTTCTCCCAAATCTGCCACCATTCCCGTTTGACGATGGCGCTCTGGTCGCCCGTCGGGTTCTGCTGGTACTGCGCCATCCACTTCGAGTTGGGCAGTTCCTCTTTGAGCGAGCTAAGCTCCTTGAGGCTCCAGAACTCGGGCCACAGCGGGTTGCCGGAGGGCAGCAGGGCCGGAAATTCGATGACTTCCCACCCGTCACCACCACGCAGGGACTCGCTTTTCAGCACCTGAGCGGTCAGATCGCGCTTCGACCAGCGCGTCATCACGATGACGATAGCCCCGCCCGGCTGGAGACGCTGACGGGGGCCGGAAGTGTACCACTCGTAGGTCTTGTCGTAAATATCCGGGTTGATTTCGGCCAGCGCCGCCTCCTGCTCGGAGTGCGGGTCGTCAATGATGAGGAGGTCAGCGCCCTTACCGGTCACCGCACCGCCCACACCGATAGCGAAATAGTCACCACCCTTGGAGGTGTTCCAGCGCCCGGCTGCCTTCGAGTCGCTTGAGAGGCTCAGATCGGGGAAAATCTGGTGATAATTCTCGGTATCGACAAGGTTACGCACCTTACGACCAAAGCCCACCGCCAGTTCAGCGGTGTGGGACGTCTGGATCACCTTCTTGCCCGGGTATTTGCCTAGGAACCAAGCAGGCAGAAGATAAGAGGCAAACTCAGATTTAGTGTGACGAGGAGGCATGTTAATAATGAGGCGCTTAAGCTCCCCCCGTGCCACTCTCTCAAACGCTTCAGCCATCTTAGCATGGTGGCGTCCTCCAATGAACGTAGGCCAGACCTCGTTCACGAAGGCCATGAACTTGTCGCGGCACTGCTGCTGGGTCTTCAGCTTCTCCAGCTTCTCCAACTCAGCCAGCAGGTGCTGCTGCTCCGCTACGGACAACAGGGGTAGGATTTTTGGGATGTCATCGAGGTCGATCTCCTCGATAAGCTGCATGTTGGGACGACCCATCAGCCTTCGTCCTCACCCTCTTCTTCGTCTTCGGAGGTCTCGTCCTCGGTGTTCGGCAGTTGCCGCTCGTAGACCCCCAACTCATCGTCGAGGTCCATGCCCGGTGGGGTCATGTCGATCACCGTGGCGTTCAGCAGGCGCTTGACCCGGTCCTTGATCGCAGCCTCCAGTGCATCCGGGCTATTGTAGTTGATGGTGATCTCGCTGCGCTCGGTGAAGAGGCTGATGTCACTGTGCTTGCCCAGCAGTTCGAGGGCTTTCAACTCGTACTTGGTCTCGCCGCAGTTGGCGATTTCCATCAGCTTGTTGGTCAGCGCGGCCCGGACCTGCCCCACGTCGAACGCGATGTTCTGACCATAGGTCTTCAGGAAGCCAGAGGCTGCCAGTGCAGTGGAGTAGTTCTTCAGGGGAGCGGACTGCTGGCGCTTCGCCACGGCGTCGATCAACGCCTTCTCGCGGTCATATGTAGCCGGGTCCACTTCCAGTGGGGCACCCAGCACTTCGAGCGTCTCTGCTGTGTTCGCTGCTATCGCCAGTTCTTCCATGAAGTTTGCTGGCTCGTCGGGTTCGACGTCGAAGGGTACTTTGTGGTCCTCGGAGGGAGTCACTTTTACAACAGCCATGGGTGCAGCGTCCGGTTTGAGGGAGCAGACCTGCTGTGTAACAGTCTACCAGCGTAGCTGTAAAGGAAGAATGCTCTGGCTGCTGAGGTGCTGGCACGCCACGACCAGTAATTTCGCTCTTTACGTTCCTATCTTCCCCCATGTCGCTTGGTCGCCACAGGAACCTCCAGAGCATTCTGCCAAAATATATACCCCCCGGGGGTAGGGGACCCAAACAAAAAGTGACGGGGGGTGTTTCCGTGGACGGAGAGCAGGCTAGACGTAGGCAAAATGAAGGGGGTGGGGGGTCGGATTTCAAAAGTGCGTCGTCGTTTGAGCATTTTATTATGTATGAGCGGGCGGTGACATTTGCTGTGGTTTTGGGGGGTGGCGGGTAGGTGGGGCCGCGAAAGCCCGAAAAGCGAACCCCTACCCCCCGCCCGTTTCACACCGCGCTAGCCCCCCTCTGGATTGCGCCTCACCCGTATCATACCCGAGTATGATAACCCCGCGCGCTACACCTTGTCCCGTTGCACCTCGCACGCTTGACACTGTATGATTAGTCTGGCAGGAAAATGGGGCGGGGCAATGACGCGCCCGCCTCAAAAGAAAGACACCGCAATGAACCTGACCGCTAACAACATCGCTAAGGCTTCCCTCACCGCTTCGGAAGCCGCTACGTTCCTTTCTGTTGCTGCTGCAACCGCTATCAAGGGCAAGGCACAGATAGACAAAGGCAAGGCTAAGGGCGCTGCTGCCCTTGCTGTTATGACAGCAGGCTTTGCTTCGGACGAAGTGGCCGCGCGCGATTGGGCCTTCGACATCACGGTGAAGGGTGACGTGCACACCCATGTTGATTGCACGGGCCTTGACCAGTTTGGGGATGAGGCGCTGGCATGGATGCGCAACGGGGAAGGCAAGGTAAGCCGCGAAGCGCAAGGCGCATACAAGGCGGCGTTCCTTGCCACGTTCTTCAATGTGACGAAAAAGAATGACGCGCTCTGGACTATGGCTAGCAAAGCCGTGGCAATGGCAACCGCTATCCGCGCCGAAGGTATGACGGCGCTTATCAAAGACGGCGCGCTGGTGCTGGAAGGTGGCACGTCCGACAAGGCGGCGGCAATGGCAAAGGCCAAGAGCCTTTCCGCTTTGGGCAAGGTTGCCAAAGGTGAGGCTGGCACCAACCGCGCCGCGCCTAGCAATACCAAGGGTGAGGGTGACAGCGATGCGCGCCTTGCTACCCCTAGTGAAGTAATGGCACTAGCCGCGCGCCTTGTGGAGGGCGCTGCCAAGGGTGAGGAAGCCCTTGCACCCGCCGCCCTCTCATTCGCCCGCCGTATCGCTGCGCTTGTCGCTGCCAACCCCGAAGCCTTCGCAGAGGATTGACTTCGGCGGGGCCGCACACCCCGCCCCCTTGCCCCGCTTGGCCCTGTGCCAAGCGGGGTTTTTTTGTGCCTGCAATCCGCGCGACATGGGCGGCCCTATGATAGATGTGGGGCGGTCGGCCTTAACATACTCAGGTATGGTAAATTAGCTTCCCACGTTGAGTGGCTCGTCATCCTCGTCAAACCAAACGGCAAGGTCGGGGCTGGATGTAACCGCCGGTTCAACTGCGCGTGCTTGCGTAGGTGTAAGCTCGCCGCGTTCGCGCAGGTATTCATAAAGCGCCATTGATACCAAAGCGGAGGCCGCGATACCTCGCTGTGCAGCGGCCAAATTGATTGCATTGTGGAGCGGTGCGGGAGTGCGAAATCTTACTTCATGCATGGGTTTTCTCCTAAATACCCTCTTTATACGCTCTGAGCGGCGTGTGAGGGTAGAGCGCCTATAAGCGGCATTTCAGCGTAGGGCAAGCGGAAGAATCTAGTTTGTAATGTAATAAAATGGGCTAATGTAAGATTCTTTTGTAAGGTTTTTTTGAGGGTGTTTCCTTTGCGTTTTCAAGGACTTCGGCCCTAATGTAATAATGTAATGAAATTTTTGAGGTCTTATTCAATTTCCGGGATCGGGCGAGCCTGCTCGCTGATTCTTACACCGTTGTAGCCAAAATCCCGGAATCCTGTAGTAGTAGTTAAATTTTTATTACATTATTACATTACCCCATTTTTCCTACACAACCCCCTGATTTTTGGGCAGTCCTTTTGTAAGATTCTTTTGTAAGAACCCGGTTTTGGTTTCATAGCATTATTACATTATACATTGTCTATTCCACCCCCTAGCCGACACCCCGTTCGTTCATAAAAGGTATACTCCATGATGAACAAAACGGCCCCCAACCCTTGCGCTTGACATTGTATGATTAGGGTGCTACATAATAGGGGACGGGGCAAGGAACGCCCCGCGCCACTGGTTATCATACCTGAGTATGATGGAGAGCAGACAATGCAGATTTGGTTCCCTACCTTGAACGCTGCGCTGGACAGCGAAAACCTCGCCCACCTCTGGCCGCTGGGTGCGAACGTCAACTACGGTGAAACCATCGGGCTGGCAGCCGCTGGCCGCTGGCTTTCCATCTACCGCGACGAACAAGGCCGATACGAACGCCCCGTCCATTATGCGACCCTGATGGCCGACACCCAACCCATTCACCTATCGTAATAGGGGCAACCGACCATGCCTTTCGAGCTATTCATCATGATTGTGGTCGCAGCGATGTGCATCGTCGCAGCCTACCGCGCAGACTGACCAAACGAGGAGCAAACGACATGACCAACCCGACCAAGACACCCCGCATCAATGGCCGCTTGGCGCGTCCCTACGTCCAAGCCCGCAAGCCCTTCCAAAACAGCAACGGCCAACTCTACGCTGTCCAGCACACACCCACGCTTTATGTAGTCTACAGCTACGGGAGCCACTGGCCCCTGTTCGTCCATGATGGCTTCGACTGGCACGAGAACGAAGACCGCTGTTCCTCAACCACGAGCAAGCACCGCACCCAAACCCACCCGCACACCGAGACCATCGAGAAAAGCTGCACGTGGCTTCGCAACTTCATCACCAGCCACATGGGCTACCACCGCCAACTGGAGCGGTTCCAACGGGACATGGGCCTAGCGGCCTGACGGGCTACCATACCTGAGTATGATAAGGAGCAAATGAGATGAGTGACGAGCCTCTCACAGCAGCCGAGGCGCGGGCGCGGCTACTCGCCAAGAAAGCGCGGAAGCTTCCTCCCCAATTGGCTAAGGCGAACGCCGAGCGCACAGCAAAGGCCGACAGGCGGGCGCGGGCTTACATCGAACGCTGGATGGACGGCGAGACGCACCAGCAGATCGCAGACAGCGAGGGGCGTCACCTCACCACCGTGACCAGCGCTATCGAGGGGTATCGCAGACGGCACCCAGATGCGGGCATACCCAAGCGCAAGTCACCCACCAAGCGCCCGAAATAAACAAGGAGCAAACGAGATGGGACATATGACCGACCAAGCCCGCGCGGCGCTGGCGTTGGAGATACTGGAGAGCAGCGATACCCTCCATGAGTTCGAGGATAGCGTGACCCTGCGCGTCCACCTCGACCTGTGGGAAGAGTTCATCGGGAGGGAGGAGTGCGACCACGTGTTCGAGCGTGGCGAGGCTATGATTAACGTCTGCACCGAGTGTGGGGCGGAAGGGGAGCAAGACTGATGGGCTATCTGATTATCCAGCGCACCTACAACAACAGCAGATACATCGTGTGGATGGAGGACAATTACCCGATCTTCCGAGAGATGAGCGCATGGATGAACCACGGGCACACGACAGAGATACTCGAATACGTCCCCGACCGCGACGGGCACACCGACCCCCTCTTTATCCCGCAGTTGAACCTGTGGGACGACCACCTGAGAGGACAAGCCAATGGGATATAGATCAGACGTGCGCATCGTGTTCTACTCACACGACACAGAGAAGCTGCCCCTCGCCTCGCTCAAGCTGTGGTTCGACGAGAACTACCCGGCCAAAGAAGCCATGATCGAATGGGAAGCCAAGATCGAGACGGGTGACGACTACGTGCTTGTCACCTACCAGTATGTGAAGTGGTATCCCGACTATAGCCACGTGCATACGGTGCGCGGGCTACTCGACACATTCTGCGAGTGCTTCGATGCCAACGGTAGCGATGGCCTAGCCTCGTTCGAGCTAGTCGAGGTGGGGAGCAAGTTGACGACATCCAAGAGACCCGTAGCGACTACTGTAGCTACCGGCTGGGCGTGAGACGGGAGATCACCTTTGACTGAACCAGAGATGCACGTGTGGACACTGCGCCTGTGGCCCATCGGGGCCATCCACGTGGCCGTGACGCGCTCAAATTCCGGTGCCTCGCTGGTGCTGGGTATCTTCATATGGAAGCTGGCGTTCCACGTCAGCATCGCAACCTTAGACTGAGAGGGAAGACCAATGACCAACCCGACCACCAAGCAGCGCGCAGCCGCGCTACTCCACCGCTATGACGCCATGCGTAAAGAGATACGCGAGGTGGAGCGCGACCTAGCCAAAGCCTGCACCGAGTATGGCCGAGCGACCGGACACTGGGGGTTCAACAAGGATCACCTACGCATCCAGTTGGACAACGAGGAGCGCCTCCGCATCGAGAACCAAGCCGAGCAAGCCATGTGGGAGCAAGCCAATGGGTAGGAGGATAACCAAGAGGCGTTGGTATGACTTAGGTGGCTTCGCCAACCCCCAACTCTATCGCCGTGCCGACAAGCTGGGCCGGTGGATGCACTTTATTACGGAGCAGACCAATGCGTAAAGACCGCAACGACTACCGCAGTATGGACACGCGCCAACTGCAAGAAGAAATCCGCTACGGCATCAACGTGGACTGGCAGGAACTAGCTACCGTTATGGCCGAGCGCCTCGATACCATCCGGCGTGACACCATCGACGAGATGAGTGAGTGAGGGGTAAACGAGACGGGGAGTAACTTGACATTGTGTAGCTACTCTGCTACATACTAGGGGCAGGGCGGAAGTGAGACCGCCCGCTACCCACCTACCATACCTGAGTATGATAACTTCATCGGGAGCAAAACGATGAGCATCACCGCCGAGCGCAAGCTCAAGAAAGCCAAGATCAACGTCATGCGTTCGACCCTGCCGGGCCTGCGGCTCTGGTCTGGCGTCATGGCAATCGGTAAGACCAGCATCTGCGACAAGACCCGGACCGCCTACACTAACGGGCGCGATGAGGTTTACGGACGTGCCTTCGTCGATATGCTACCCGTGCAGCAACTCAGCTTCGTCTGCCTGCATGAGGCAGTGCACAAGGGGCTGCGCCACCTCAAGACATGGCGCAAGCTGTTCGAGGAAGACCACGATCTAGCCAACCGTGCTTGCGACTACGTCGTTAACCGCATCATCATTGAGGCCGACCCTAGCGAGTCTGTCGTGCAGTTCCCGCGCAATCCAGACGGTAGCAGGCTGGGGCTATACGATAAGCGGTTCGATGGCATGTCGGCGCGGCAAGTCTTCGACCTGCTAAAGCAGGATACGAATGGGGGCGGTGGCCAAAGCTTCGATGAGCATGGGTGGGATGACGCGCAGTCCCTGCCCGACGCAGAACGTGACGCACTGGAGAAGGAGATCGACCATGCGCTGCGGCGCGGCGAGGCCGAGGCCAAGAAGTGTGGGCTGGGCAACGGCAACACCCCTGCCGAGATCGGTCAGCTACTGCGTCCGCAGATCGACTGGAAGAACGCGCTGCGTGAGTTCATCACCAGCCACTGTGCACGTAAGGATGACACCACCTACCGGCGCATCAACCGCAGGTTCCATGCGCTCGACCTGATTCTGCCCACCACATACGGGGAGAACCTTGGGCATATCGTGGTAGGCGCAGACCTGTCCGGCTCCATGTGGTCGGGCAGTCCGTCCGACATGAAGAAGATACTCTCCGAGTTCGTGGGCATCACGCGCATGGTCAACCCGGAGCACGTCGATCTTCTATACTGGGATGGGCACGTCACGGGCCATGAGGAATACAAGCAGGGTGACTATGACGCCATCGAGAACGCGATGCGTCCGGTGGGTGGCGGGGGCACTGACCCTAGCTGCGTCCAGCGTTACCTCAAGGACAACAACATCAAGCCTGACTGCATCGTCATGATGACGGACGGTGAGGTGTTCGGTGAGTGGGGCACCAACTGGCCTGCGCCTATCCTCTGGGTGATCGCAGGCAACACAAGCATCGTCGCTGGCACGGGCAAGACCGTCCACGTGCAGTAAGTTTCACCATACCTGAGTATAATAAGGAGCAAGACAATGAGCAAGCTTACCAAGAGCATCCGCGAACAGATGGCCCGCAAGCTGGTGGCGCACCGCTACAACGACGAGGCCAAGGAGATTATGTATACCGACCGAGCGCTGTTCGACCGCGCCTACAAGCACCGCTACTCCGAAGCTATGGTCAACCACATGGAAGGGGTGCGCAAGGAGTTCCCCGAAGCGTTCAACAGGGCCGAGCGCATGACCGTGAACGCTGGTGGCTACCGTGTGACGGTGGGTGGCGGGTTCAGTTCGCGCTGGGTTAACGTCCAGAGCGCACCGCGCCCCGCCGTGCTGCTGGTCGATTCTTTCATGGCCCACAACATCACCGACGAGAAGCTGATCGAGGAGCTAAAGACCCACTTCGATAAGAAGCGCGCGTTCGATGGTGTGTGCGAGACCGCATACAACGAGGCGATGGCTGTGTTGAACACCTGCACAACGGGTAAGAAGCTGGCCGAGGCATGGCCCGAAGCGATGGAAGTGATCGGTGACTTGATACCCGAAGGCGAGCGGACGCTGCCTGTGGTGCAGGTGGCCGACATCAACAAGAAGTTTGGCCTGCCCCCGAAGGGTAAGAAGGCAGCCTAAGTAAATACCTAGATACAACCAAGGAGCAAACACATGAGCATCATCAACTTTGGTTCGCGCATCTCGCTTCGTGAAGCTGCCGAGCTTATCGCCGCCATCGGCACCACCAACACCATCCTGCTCAAGGGTGAGAAGGGCATCGGCAAGTCTTCTATCATGAAGATGCTGCCTGAGTTCTTGGGCGCAGGCTACGAGTATGCCTACTTCGATATGGGCAACAAGTCCGAGGGCGACACTGCCATCCCGTTCCCTGACCGCGAGCGCAAGGTCATGGAGTTCTTCATCAACACCGCGCTCAAGCTGCATACTGGCAAGCCCGTGGTCATAATGCTGGACGAGTTCGGCAAGGCTCCGCGCTCCATCCAGAACATGATGCACACCCTGCTAGAGGTGGACGGCAAGCGCATCCAAGACACCTACTTGCCGGAGGGTAGCATCGTCTTCCTCACGACCAACCTGTCCGAGGAAGGGCTGGGCGACATGATGCTGGATCACAGCATCGACCGTCTGACTGTGGTCGAGGTGCGCAAGGCCAACGCAAACGAGTGGCTGCCGTGGGCTGCCGAGAACGAGGTGCACCCTGCGCTCATGGCGTGGGTTGACCAGACCCCGACCGTGCTGTCCTCGTTCCGCGACGATGACTTCGACATCGACAACCCCTACGTCTACAACCCGCGCCGGGTGCAGGGTAAGTTCATCACGCCCCGCTCCCTGCAACTTGCGTCCAACGTCATTTGGAAGCGCGACAAGATCAGCCAGAACACGCTGGCCGCAGCGTTGATCGGCACCATTGGTGAGGCTGGTGCGCGTGACATCGAGGCGTTCATTGCGTTTCAGGATGACATCCCGACCCGCGAGTCGATCATCAAGACGCCCGAATCGGCCAACATCCCTACGTCAGTAGGGGCAATCATCACGCTGCTGTTCAACCTCGAACGTGCAGTCGATACCGACACCATCACGCCGATCATGAAGTATGTGACCCGGCTGGGGGCCGAGCATCAGGCGGTGTTCTGCACCACGCTGGCACGGTCGAAGTCCAAGCAGAAGATCGCCTTCACCAACAAGGCGTTCACCGACTGGGCGCGTGAGAATCAGGACATCCTGTGATGGAGGAGCATAGCATACCGGAGCATAGCATACCGGAGCCTGTGGAGATCGTGAGCGTTGAGCACGACCCTTTTTATGACCGGTTCGCCAACGAGGCGATAAGTCGGGGGCTGAGATACTACTCCGTTGTCTACAAATGCGCAGATGGCCTCAAGTATGTGGTCAAGACATGGGCGCGGGATGAACTGGAAGCCTACACTCAAGTCATGCACGCACAACCCAATCCGATCCCACTGCGCAAGTAGCATACCCGAGTATGATAAGGAGCAAACAATGAGCATATCACATGCCGCCATGCTGGTTGAGATGAACATCTCAGTCTGGACAGCCAACAAGATCGACAAGGACGCCAGCCGCAAGGTGATGGACGACAACCGCGCAGCATCTGACGCTGGGCACTTCCGCAAGAACCTCATGGCTGGGAGCACCCTGCGTAAGCAGATCGCTGACTACGCTTCGGGCTGCCGCCTGTGGCATAGCTCCCGCACGATGCCGTGGGCTGACCGTGGCCCTCGCCTCCTGCCCACCAGTCTGTTCATGGACTACAAGACCGAGGCCAACGCCCGCCAAGCCTACTTCGATAGCAAGGTCGATGAGTTCCTGCTGGCCTACCCCCGGCTGGTGCAGACCGCGCACAACTACCTTGGCGACCTGTTCGATCAGACGGACTACCCGGAGTCCGACGAGGTGCGGGCCAAGTTCGGATACCGCCTTGTGTTCTCGCCCGTGCCTGACGCTGGTGACTTCCGCATAGACCTGCCCGCGCAGGAGATGGTGTCCATGCAGCAGCAGTATCAGGCGCAGGCCGACGAGCGCGTAGCTATCGCCATGCAGGAGCAGTGGGGCAAGCTGCACGACATGGTGTCGCGTATGTCCGACAAGTTGGTCGAGCCGGAGGATGAGGAAGACAAGCGCCGCTGGCACGACACCTTCCTGACCAACGCCCATGAGATGTGCCAGATGCTGACCCACCTCAACGTGACCCGTGACCCTCAGTTGGAGGAAGCACGGCGCGGGCTGGAGCGGGCCATCTCTGGTGTCGAGATCGAAGACATCAAGGAGAGCGTGACCACCCGCGAGGACGTCAAGGGTAAGCTCGACGCCATCCTCAAGTCATACGAGTGGTAAGCAACACGTAAAATAGACGGAGCAAGCTAATGTTTATCGACGACATGAAGAATCGCTACACCTACCTCAATAGCCTCAAGAACATTGTGCACGAGGAAGGACTTGAACGCCCTGAGTATCCGGATCGTGAGATCACCCTGCATCCGGCCATAGTGCCTGTGCTGGATCACCTGCTCAAGGAGCGACCCACATGGCGCTACAAATCGACGCAGAACCTCTACACCAGCAGAACCCCCAAGGTGGACACCTTCATCATCTACGATGGTGACGAGCAACTGGGGCGGGTGTGGACGGAGGTGAGCTACCGTGACGGCAGCTACCGCTACAACTTCGACAACTTCCGATTACAGAAGTCCCGGGAGCGTGGCAGTGCGAACTACTCAATCAAGCCGGACGTGGCAGCCAAGCGGATCGTCAAGGCGTTCCACCTCAAGACCCCTATGGAACGTGCAGTTGATGCCTTCAATGAGACGCGCGGCGTAGTGCACACGGTGCGGAACAATACCAACTGGCCCTACCGCCGGGCCAAGAGTGCCGTCGAGGACGAACTGTTCGCCTACGCTGTTCGCAACTGGGAGACCATCAAGCACCATCTGGGTGCGGACGTAGCCAAGATCGACCTGCCCGCACTGACCGAAGCTAATAACGAGGGATACGACCTACAAGTGGCCTTGGAGCAGGGTGAAGGTCTTGTGGTTCGGATCGAGCCTAATGGAACCTATCTGACGGTGCGCAACCTCAATGCCATCTACAAGACCGAGAGCATGACCGAAGATACGCTGACCGACCACCTGCGCGGTGCGCTGGGCCTGCTCAAGCTGGTTCAAGACAGCGCATACATCGACGGCGTGGGCGTGCGTATCAACTCTAACCTCTACTTCGTTACCGATAAGAAAGATGAGTCAAATGCTAAATGATGGGGGTTGACAGTGTATAACAGTGCGATATCACAGCGAGCGAAGGAGCAACTTCAATGGCAGCTACACCTGAGAAAAAGGTGAAAGATAAGGTTGTGGGCATCCTCAAGGCTGAGGGTGCTTACTACTTCTTTCCCGCAACCCACGGCTACGGACGTAGCGGTGTGCCTGACATCGTGGCCTGCCTCAACGGGCTGTTCCTCGCCATCGAGTGCAAGGCAGGCACCAACAAGCCGACCGCCCTACAAGTGCGCGAGATCGAGAACATCCGTCTCGCTGGCGGCGTGGCTGTGGTGGTTAACGAGACCAACTGGGATACCCTGCCGGAGCTTATCCGTAAGCTGAAGCAGGGCACTTCTATCATAAAGAGCGACACCCAATGAAGGGCGAGATCATCAAGCTGTGTGCCACCTTGTTTGGGGTGCCGGTCAAAGACCTAGTGAGTCCGAAGCGTAGCAAACCTATCGTCGAAGCCCGCTTCGCCCTCTACGCAGCCCTGCGGATGCGCGGCTGGTCTTACACAAGGATAGGTAGGTTCCTAGGCCGCGACCATGCCACCGTCATGTATGGTGTGCAGCGGGCCGAATACATCATGGAACGGCATCCTCTCTACGAGAAGAAAGTGGAGAAGATATCCATGTGGCAACCTGAGATTGTGAAGGTGACGGGGGTATGATCCCTGACCGCTACCTAGCCGAGTGGGCCGAGCGGCAGGCTGACTACGTGGCCGAATATCGCCGCCTCCTATGGCTGCGTGAGCACATGCCAGAACTGATTGATGAGGGAGATGAGTGGTGAGTGACCACGAACGTGGCTGTTCTGGCCGAGAATACACCTGCACCTGCGGGCATGACGATACCATTACCGACACCATCGAAGCCCAAGCGGCTGAGATCAAGCGGCTGCGGGAGGCGTTGGCTCACCTCGCCAACACGATCGACATTGTCGGATCGCACTACCATAGGGCGCAAGTCGCAATTGATGATCTTGTGCTAGACGTAAAGAAGAGCGCCCGCGCCGCACTGAGAGAGACGAAATGACCGACAAGCAAACACCGCCCGACTGGGTGCTTATCGAAGCTGGGAAGCGGAGCGAATGGGACGACACCGTTGGCAATCTGCGCAGTTACTATGAAAACCATGGCACCTTTCGCGCCCTCTGCGACATGATCGAACGCTACGAACAGCCGCCGCCAGATCGCAAGCTGCTGTGTGCGGTGCAAGCAATATCACATGGTAGTCCCACACTGGCGGAAGCCGCTACGGAGCGCGAAATTAACCATTGCGTCCGCGCCATCGAACTTTGGGAAGAGGAGTTTGGGAAATGACCGACGATCTGGTGAAGCGGGTTCTCAGCAAGAAGGCCGCAAGGCACACACAAGTTATAGAACTGTGCGGACGCATCGAAGCACTGACTGCCGAGAACGAGCGGCTGCGCACCCACCTCGCAGCGGTGAGGGATGAGGTGTTGGAGGAAGCGGCGAAGGTGGCGGATTGTTTCCATGAACGCGCACTAGAATGGGCCAAGTCGGTACGTGGCCTGACAGAGCATCTAACCGAAACGGATAGCTCCCGCATCGCCACCACCATCCGCGCAATGAAGGGAGACGGGAAATGACCGACAACATTCGCACTAATTTTTGCGCCACCTGCAAGGAGCAAGCCGACCGCATCGAAGCCCTGACTGCCGAGAACGAGCGGCTGCGGGGTTTGTTTGCCGCGCTGGCGATTGATCCAGATGCTTGCGCGGTGGCTAGGCAATACGCCCGCGCCGCACTCGCGGAGCCGCGCGCATGATCCCCGACAGCTACCTCGTCCGCTGGGCCGAGAGGCAAGCTGACTACATGGCCGAATACCGCCGCCTCCTATGGCTGCGTGAGAATATGCCGGAACTGATTGATGAGGGAGAGGACTGGTGACAACACCGAAAGCACATTGGTCGGAGAAAGAGCAACAATATTGGATACGCGACCTCAATGGTGGGGTGCTGTGGTTCGACAGTGTGCTCGATGCGCAAGCCGCAGCGCGGCAGCTAGAGATCGACATCGCCGTGAAGGCTGAAGTGGACGCCATCACCACGTGGCTCAGGAAGCACGGGATGAGGCAGGTTGCTACGTTCATTGGAGAAGGAGAATACAAATGAAGAAGATCGTTATCGCAGCCGCACTGGCTCTTACCGCTACGCCGGTAGTTGCACAGCAGATGACCTACTACCTGACCGCGCAGTGGTATGAGAACGGCCAGCAGATGTGCAAATACGGCAACGGCACCGTGCTGAATGTGGGCCATCGCCTCTGCCCCCTGAGCATCAAGGGCTAGTGGGATGACGAGCGACAACTGGCTGGCGCTGTTCATACTGGGTGTGGTGGGGGTGACGGTTTACGGCATCCTCACGCGCCCAGAGATCACCCCCGAAGAGCGCGAGATCATGGAAGAGGAGTGGTGGGGGTAACCATGGCTATCTCCCGCGCACAGCTTCTCAAGGAGCTACTTCCCGGATTGAACGCCTTGTTCGGCATGGAGTACGAGATGGGTTGGGCTGTCTTCCACAAACGGAAGCGCGTCACCAAGGTCGAACCATGGGACAGCAGCGAGCACACGCATATGAAAAAGGGGAAGCGGGTTATCCGTCCCGGCATCATGCACATCATCAACGTCCCAGACGAACTGGGTGCCTACACGGAAGCAACACGTAGGCTTGAAGGAGCAGACAAGTGAACATCATCACCATAGACTTCGAGACGTTCTACGACCGCACCTTCAGTCTGTCCAAGATGACGACCGAGGAGTATATCCGCCATGACTACTTTGAGACTATCGGCGTAGCTGTAAAGGTCAATGACGGGGAGACCCAGTGGTTCTCTGGCCCTGAGAAGCAGACTAAAGCCTTCCTCGACCAGTTCCCATGGGACGAGTCCATCGCTGTGGCGCACAACGCCATGTTCGACATGGCCATCCTCAACTGGCACTTCGACATCCGCCCCAAGCGGATCGCTGACACCCTCTCCATGCTGCGCGCCATAGATGGGCCGAACGCTGGCAACAGCCTCGCCAAGGCGCTGGAGCGGTACGGACTGGGCGAGAAGGGCGACGAGGTTATCCATGCGCTAGGTAAGGGGCGACTGGACTTCACTGCTGAGGAGCTTGCCCGCTACGGGGAGTACTGCATCAACGACGTGGAGAAGACCTACGCGCTGTTCAACCGCATCGCCGTGGGCTTCCCGGCAATCGAGTTCCGCCTGATCGACCTGACGATCCGGATGTTTACTGAGCCAGTGCTAGAGTTGGACGCGACCATCCTCAAGGATCACCTGTCCGAGGTGCAGCACAAGAAGAACGAGCTACTGGGGAAGGCGCTCATCTCCAAGGACAACCTGATGTCCAACGGGCAGCTTGCTGATACGCTGCGAGACATTGGTGTCGAGCCGCCCATGAAGATCAGCCCGGCCACGGGCAAGGAGACCTATGCCTTTGCTAAGAACGACGAGGACTTCAAGGCGCTGCTGGAGCATGAGAACCCCATCGTTCAGGCGATTGTGGCGGCGCGTCTGGGTGTCAAGTCTACGCTGGAAGAGACGCGCACGGAGCGTTTTATTCGCATCGCTGATCGCGGGACCCTGCCCATCCCCCTACGTTACTATGCGGCCCACACGGGACGCTGGGGCGGGGACGACAAGGTCAACATGCAGAACCTCCCCCGCAAGTCGCCACTGAAGAAGGCGATACGCGCTCCAGAGGGATACTGCTTCATCGACTGCGATAGCAGTCAGATCGAAGCGCGCACCTTGGCGTGGCTGGCCGGGCAGGATGACCTTGTGGCTGCATTCGACGCTGGCGAGGACGTGTATAAGATCATGGCCTCCTCCATCTACGGGGTGCCCATCGAAGAAGTGACGGACGCGCAGCGGTTCGTGGGTAAGACCACCATCCTTGGCTGCGGCTACGGTATGGGCGCTGAGAAGTTTCAGGCTCAGCTTAAGACGTTCAACGTCCAGATGGAACTGGCCGAGTGCAAGCGCATCATCAGCGTGTACCGCGAGACCTACCCCATGATCCCGAAACTGTGGCGGGCTGCGGGTGACGCGCTGGATGCAATGGCGAACAACCAGACCGCGCCGCTTGGCCGGGATGGGGTGCTGCTGGTGTACGGTGCAGAGGGCATCAAGCTACCCAATGGGCTGCGCCTGCAATACCCGAACCTGCGTTGGGTGATGCAGCCTAACGGCAAGTCCGAGATGGTCTACGACCAGAAGAAGGGCCGGGCTACGCTGACGAGCCGCATCTATGGCGGCAAGTGCGTTGAGAATGTCTGTCAGGCGCTGGCCCGCATCGTGATCGGTGAGCAGATGTTGATGGTCGCACGGCGCTATCGCGTGGTGATGACGGTGCATGACGCTGTGGGTGCTATCGCACCAGTAGCGCAGGCGGGCGAAGCCCGTGAGTTCGTTGAGCAGTGTATGCGTATCCGCCCCAAGTGGGCATCGCTGCTGCCGCTCAACTGTGAGAGCAAGATGGGAGCAAGCTATGGTGGCTAAGCCCGAGCGCAACTTAGCCATCTGGAGGGAGCGCAAGGAAGCGGGAACAACCCTACGGGCATTGGGGGAAAAGCACGGGCTAACCCCAGAGCGCATACGGCAGATCGTCGCCAAGGAAGACCGGCGCATCAAACGGCGGACCTATTTCAATGAGCTACGCAAGCAGAAGGAAGGAGCAAATCATGGCGGATGAAGTGACCCGCGAAACGCGGATAAAGGATTTGGATGGGCCGACCCGGCTGGTTAACTCGCTGGCCGACGGATACCCGCTGTTATTTTTTGGTAAGCGCGATGCCACTGTCGGGGACTATGTTGACCTGCCAGACGAAACGATAATGCGCGTATCAAACTTCGGGCGGAAATCGCTGCGGGATTGGAAGCGCCTGACCGCTCACCTGCGCGAGGGATATACCCTCGAAGACAGAGAACAGAGCGTAGAACAGCACGAAGAATACCATGCCCTTAAGAAGCTACGGGCAACCCTGAACACCATTGGCGGCGTCCACAAGAACCTTGCCCGTCTCTACGGAGAACTGGCCGAGATCGTGCTGCCCACCGAACGGACATAGGAGCAAATCATGGCGGATAATATTCACCCGGTGGTCGAGCTACTGCTCGCCCGTATGGAGAGCAACCCCGAGGAGTTTGGTTGGGCCGAGAGCCGCTGGGGTTACCTGCTTGGGCAGGTGGAGGAGTGTAGCTCTGATGAAGAGCGGAGGGCTATCAAGGCAGCACTCCGACCCATCCACCTAGACGAAGCGCACAAGTGGATGATGGACGAGCTTTTCAACGGTGATGAGCGCCGTGCCGAGGCCGAGAGGAACCTTATGGCGGCAAACAGGACGGTCCAAGCGGTTGCCCAATTGAATGCTAGCGCGAACCTAAGTCAGTACCAGAACGCTATCGGCATCGGCACCCAGACACCATCGCAGTCGCTGGTAATCAACACGGCTGGGCAGGAAGCCATGCGCATCCAAGCCAACGGCCAACTTAACATCGGCGGCGAAACGCTGGACGCAGGGATGCTGAAGAAGATGAAGAGTGCCCTAGGGCTAAAGTAGGAGCAAACAAATGACTGAGTATCAATTCACCAAAGACTGGTTCCACTGGTCACCAGAGGTCTGGACGCAGCTAACCCCTATGCTGCCGGAGCGTAAGGCTTTCCTTGAGATCGGCTCGTTCGAGGGCCGTAGTGCCGTCTGGATCATCGAGAACATGATGAACCCCGGTGACTGGATTGACTGCGTGGATACGTGGGAAGGCGGCGAAGAGCACCACGAAGAAGACATGACGAGCGTCGAGGCCCGCTTTGACCATAACATCGACAAGGTGCTTGGCGGTGCGGTGGTGGAAGAGCGTGACGCGGAGTACAAGTTTCCGTACCCCGTCCACACCCGGTATGCGTCCCCAGCCCCAACTGAGGGGCAACGCAAAAAAGTGTACAAATATAAGTGCACGTCTACCCAATACGTAGGCTCTAAGTTGGGGGGTTGCTACGACAACAAAAACCTCTTCGACTTCATCTACATCGACGGCAGCCACATCGCCAAGGATGTGCTGACTGACGCCTGCATGGCTTGGCCGCTGCTCAAGCCCAAGGGGATCATGGTGTTCGACGATTACATGTGGGGCAACCCGCGCGACATCCTGCACCGCCCCAAGCCCGCTATCGACGCCTTCACCAACATCTTCGCGGAAGAGGCTGAGATCGTCCACGTCGGATACCAACTGGTTGTACGCAAGAAAGGAGAGTGAATATGGATTGGATGCTGTTGATTATCCCGCCCATCACGGCGGGGTTGGGGTACGCCATCGGGCGCATCTGGAGCCTCAAGGAGTATCTGGAGCTTCAGGAAAAGTATTCTCAACTGGAACGCGACTACCGCAAGATCAGTACCCGTGGTCCTGACGGGCGTTTCACTAAGCCGAATTAATACCAATACGAACCTAGGAAGGAGCTATTCCATGCGTAAGAGAACTAAGAAGGGCGAAACCGCCAGACTCATCTACAAGCTGCTGCACCGCAACCCAGACATGACTACCCCGGAGATAGCCGCACAGCTACCACACCTTAGCCCCTCCGGGGTGCAGACCATGGTGTCCCGTATGCACCTCCGTGGTGAGCTAGAATCCCGTGGGAAGAAGACAAGTATATCCCCCAGCGGGAAGCGGTACACGTACAGCACCTACCACGTTAAGTACAAGACTCGCTCAGCGCCGAAGTACGAACCGAAGCCGAAACCGGAGCCGAAGCCTGTCCCTGCGTATGTGCAGAAGCTGGTTGATGACTGGATCGAAGAACCGGCTGCGCCGCCTGTGGAAGCACCCAAGCCCGTGACGAACCTCACGCAGATCACCCCGGAGCCGGAAGGCCCGACGACCCCTATCGCTGAACGTGAGGTGCTGATTATGCGGCACTTGGCGGACATCTATAGGGCAATGAACCTCATGACCGACCAGCAGGAAGCGCTGATCGACGTGCTCAAGGGCACCCTCATTGACTTGGCTGAGACCAAGCAGGAACTGGAAGAAGCTCAGAAGGCGCGTGGCTTCTGGGGCACGATTAAGGGATGGTTCGCATGACTGATGAAATCAAAGTGAAGCCGGTGGAGAAGCGTCCGAGCCTGATGATCGCCACTCCCATGTACGGTGGTATGTGCACTGGGCACTATGTGCAGGGGCTGCTGATGACCATGCAGAAGATGCGTGAGATCGGCGTCAACGTGGCATGGTGTCAGATCATGAACGAGAGCCTCATCACCCGTGCCCGCAACGAGTTGGCCCGTGTGTTCCTTGAGAGCGACCACGACTACCTGATGTTCATCGACGCCGACATTGGCTTCGACGGGGAGGCCATCGCTCAACTGATGCTGGCCGACAAGGACATCGCCTGTGGTATCTACCCCAAGAAGGAGGTCAACTGGGACAGCGTGGAGCGCGCTGCACAGGGTGGCAAGCAGGGGCTGGAGAACTACGCCGGAGCCTTCGTGTTCAATATGGTCGGCAGCGGTGACGTGCACAGCGATGAGTCTGGCTGCATCGAGGTCCGCCACGGTGGCACTGGCTTCATGCTCATCAAGCGGGGCGTGTTCGAGCATCTCAAACCCCACGTGCCGACCTACCGGGTATCGTCGTTCAAGAACCCAGAGACGGGTGAGTACGACAAGCCGCTGACCCACGAGTTCTTCGCTACGTCTATCGACGCAACCGGAGCGCTGCTCTCAGAGGATTACCACTTCTGCGAACTATGGCGGCAGCACGGTGGGATCATCCATGCCCACCCGTTCATCAAGCTCAACCACGTCGGCACCTACATCTTTGGTGGCGACATTCTGAAGAGCGGAGGCAACCTGAAATGACCGACGTAACCGAAATCCTTGAAGAGCGTGGCAGCCGTTACGGCTCGTTCGTCGGCCATGCTGATGTGACGCAAACCTACAAGGTGCTGACCGCCGGTTTCCTAAGGCAGCGTAACAAGGCGCTCGAACCCGACCAACAGGAAGCCCTCGACATGATCTTCCACAAGATCGGGCGCATCGTCAACGGTGATCCCAACTACGCTGATAGCTGGATCGACATCGCGGGCTACGCCAAGCTCGTCGCTGATCGCCTAGAAGGAACGGTGAGGTGAAACTACCGGTGGAACTGCGGGAGGCTCTAGATAGGACGGGCCTCCCATGGGAGATTGAGGCGGGGAAAAAACACAACAAAGTAAAGCTGGCGGGACGGCTCGTTGCGGTGTACCACCTCGGTAAGGCGCAGGACACGCACAGGCGTGCGCTGCTTAACACCATAACCCAAGTGCGCCGCATGGCGCAGGAGCTACGACCCATATGACCGCGTGGTCCTACAGCAGCATCAAGACCTTCGACCAGTGTCCGAAGAAGTACTTCCACCTTAAGGTGGCCAAGGACGTCAAGGATGACCCCGGCGAAGCTGCTGTCTATGGGACCGAGGTGCATGAGGCAGCCGAGTTCTTCATCAAGGACGGGACGCCGATCCCCAACAAGTTTGCCTTCATGCGCCCCATCGTGGAACCGCTGGCAGCCAAGCCGGGCGAGAAGCTGACCGAGTTGAAGCTGGGCCTTCGCAAGACCGAGGACGGCTACGAGGCTTGTGACTTCTTCGCCAAGGGCGTCTGGTACCGGGGCATCGTGGACCTTCTGATCCTCGACGGCGACCGGGCTTGGATGATCGACTACAAGACCGGGAAGAACGCCAAGTACGCAGACATGAAGCAGCTAGACCTTATGGCTGGTGCGCTATTCGTAAAGTACCCAGACCTGAAGGTCATCAAGTCGGCGCTGGCCTACGTGGTCAGCCAAGAGTTCCCGAAGAAGACCCACAAGCGGGAGCATACGGAGCAGTACCTGTCGGTGTTCGATCCACAGTTGGATCGGTTGGAAGCGGCCATGGAAAATGGTATATGGAACCCAGTGTCGTCTGGTCTGTGCCCATGGTGCCCAGTGACCACCTGCGAGAACTGGCGACCAAGGAGGAAGTGATGGCCCGCGACTACAAGGCCGAGTACAAATCGTATCACGCCAGCCCGGAGCAGAAGAAGAACCGGGCGCAGCGCAATGCTGCCCGTGCCAAGATGGCTAAGGCTGGTAAGGTCAAGAAGGGCGACGGCAAGGACGTGGCCCACGTGAAGGCCATCGACAAGGGCGGCTCGATCAAGAACGGCCTCCGGGTTGAGAGCAAGTCCGCCAACCGCTCGTTCAAGCGGGACAGCAAGGGCAACCTTGTGAGTGAGACGAGCAAGCGCGAACGTAAGAAGTAAACACCAAGGAGCAAACTGGTGAAGATCGTAGAAGATAAAGCCCTCCTGTTGGAGGTGCCTGACCCGTCCGTGGTCACGGACAATATCCATAAGAGCGCAGAGGTAGCCGAGGGTGTCCTTGTCAAATGGGGACACACCGAGAGCGAAATCCTCGCTCAGCTTGGCTTCGACGATACTCCGTCACCCATGCTCAAGTCCTACCAGTGGACGGGTAAGCTCACGCCGTTCGAACACCAGAAGACCACGGCATCGTTCCTCTCCATCCGCAAGCGGGCGTTCTGTTTCAACGAGCAGGGTACGGGCAAGACGGCCAGCGTCATCTGGGCAGCCGACTACCTCATGAAGCGCGGGCTGGTGAAGCGGGTGCTGGTGCTGTGCCCCCTGTCGATCATGAAGTCGGCGTGGCAGCAAGACCTGTTCAAGTTCGCCATGCACCGGTCGTGCAGCGTGGCGCACGGGACCGCCAAGCAGCGTGAGAAGATCATCAATGCCGGGGCTGATTTCGTCATCATCAACTTCGACGGGCTGGCCATTGTGAAGGACCAGATCATCGCGGGTGGGTTCGACCTGATCGTGATCGACGAGGCCAACGCCTACAAGAACGCGCAGACCAACCGCTGGGGTGTCCTGAATAAGATCGTGAAGGATACCGACCCACGCCTATGGCTGCTCACTGGTACACCCGCAGCGCAGTCGCCGTTGGATGCTTACGGCCTCGCTAAGTTGGCCGACACGCGGGGGTGCCCCAAGTATTATGGCCAGTACCGCGATCAGGTGATGATGAAGGTCACCCAGTTCAAATGGATTCCCAAGCCCAAGGCGCAGGACATCGTGCACAACATCCTTCAGCCTGCCATCCGGTTCGAGAAGAAGGACTGCCTCGACCTACCAGAGGTTACCCATACTGAGCGAGAGGCACCGCTCACACCGCAGCAGCGTAAGTACTACACCCAGCTAAAGAGCCAGATGCTCTTCGAGGCTGAGGGCGAGGAGGTCAGTGCGCTCAACGCAGCGACCAAGATCAACAAGCTGCTCCAGATCAGCGGAGGCGCGGTCTACACGGATACTGGCGAGGTGTTGGAGTTCGACGTCAGCAACCGCCTGAACGTGGTGTTGGAGGTCATCGAGGAAGCCAGCAACAAGGTGCTGGTGTTCGTACCGTTCACCCACACCATCGAGCTACTGCGGGCCAAGCTGGAGAAGGAAGGCATCACCTGCGATGTCATCAACGGCAAGGTGCCCGTCAACAAGCGCAGCGACATCGTGCAGCGGTTCCAGACCCAGAAGGACCCGCACGTCCTCATCATTCAGCCGCAGGCGGCCTCTCACGGCCTTACCCTTACGGCAGCAGACACAATCATCTGGTACGCCCCGGTGACGAGCGTGGAGACCTACCTCCAAGCCAACGCCCGCATCAAC